TCTTGGAACTGGACCCACTGGACCGACAGGATCGACTGGACCTACGGGTACGACGGGAAGCACCGGACCCACGGGTGCGGGTGCAACAGGTACGACTGGACCTACGGGTACGACGGGAAGCACTGGACCTCTTGGAACTGGACCTACTGGAACTACTGGACCAACAGGTAGAACGGGACCCACGGGTACGACGGGAGGCACAGGTACAACTGGACCTACGGGTTCTACAGGACCCACCGGAAGCACGGGACCGATCGGAACTGGACCCACCGGACCCACCGGAAGCACGGGTTCGACGGGAGGCACAGGTACAACTGGACCTACGGGTTCTACAGGCGCAACGGGTCCAATTGGAACTGGACCCACCGGACCCACGGGGTCTACGGGATCAACCGGTACCACGGGTTCGACGGGACCGATCGGTAGTACAGGCGCAACGGGTACCACGGGTCCAATTGGAACTGGACCTACCGGACCCACCGGACCTGCTGGAGCTGCTGGAGCTGCTGGAGTTGCTGGAGCTGCTGGAGCTGCTGGAGCTGCTGGAACTACGGGGTCTACCGGACCCAAGGGACCTACCGGAACTACGGGAACTACGGGAACTACGGGACCTGCTGGAGTTGCTGGAGCTGCTGGACCTACCGGAACTACGGGAACTACGGGAACTACGGGACCTGCTGGAGTTGCTGGAGCTGCTGGACCTACTGGAACTACGGGAACTACGGGAACTACGGGACCTGCTGGAGGTGCTGGAGCTGCTGGAGCTGCTGGACCTACTGGAACTACGGGAACTACGGGAACTACGGGACCTGCTGGAGGTGCTGGAGCTGGATTCACAACGATTTCAGGATCGACTGCAACGACGAGTATACTGACTGCAAATGGAACGAATGCTGCGATTGGACAGTCTGCATTGCAGTTTGATGGGTCCTACATGTACACATCTGGCGTAATTGTAAAGGGTTCAGATCTCACTCCACTAAGTTGGACACAGCGCGCTACATCTCAAAATTGGTTTGGTATTACATCCTCTGTAGATGGAACGAAACTTGCTGCAACTGTGCAAAATGGATACATTTATACGAGTACAGATTCCGGGGTTACGTGGACACAGCGCGCTACAGCTCAAACTTGGCAGGGTATTACATCATCTGCAGATGGAACGAAACTTGCTGCAGTTGTGCAAAGTGGATACATTTACACAAGTACAGATTCCGGGGTTACGTGGACGCAGCGCGACTCAAGTCGAGCTTGGTATGGTATTACATCATCTGCAGATGGGAGGAAACTTGCTGCAGTTGTGCAAAATGGATACATTTATACGAGCACAGATTCCGGGGTTACGTGGACACAGCGCGCTACATCTCAAACTTGGTTTAGTATTACATCATCTGCAGATGGGACGAAACTTGCTGCAGTTGTGTTAGATGGATACATTTATACGAGCACAGATTCCGGGGTTACGTGGACGCAGACTGCTACATCTCAAAATTGGTTTGGTATTACATCATCTGCAGATGGAACGAAACTTGCTGCAATTGTGCAAGGTGGATACATTTGGACAAGCACAGATTCCGGAGTTACGTGGACGCAGACTGCTACATCTCAAAATTGGTTTGGTATTACATCATCTGCAGATGGAACGAAACTTGCTGCAGTTGTGCCAAATGGATACATTTGGACGAGCACAGATTCAGGAGTTACGTGGACGCAGACTGCTACATCTCAAAATTGGTTTGCTATTACATCATCTGCAGATGGAACGAAACTTGCTGCAGTTGTTTACAGTGGATACATTTACACTGGCGGATATAGCGTGTCGGGGACACCGTTAATCGTGAGTGGAAACATATATGCTGGAGGGTCGATCGCATCAAGTGGATCAATCGCATCAAGTGGATCAATCACATCAAGTGGATCAATCACATCAAGTGGATCAATCACATCAGGTGGACCCTACATGTACACATCTGGCGTAATTGTAAAGGGTTCAGATCTCACTCCACTAAGTTGGACACAGCGCGCTACAGCTCGAAATTGGTTTAGTATTACATCCTCTGTAGATGGAACGAAACTTGCTGCAGTTGTTTACATTGGTGGATACATTTATACGAGTACAGATTCCGGAGTTACGTGGACACAGCGCGCTACAGCTCAAAGTTGGTTTAGTATTACATCATCTGCAGATGGAACGAAACTTGCTGCAGTTGTGAAAAATGGTGGATACATTTATACGAGTACAGATTCCGGAGTTACGTGGACACAGCGCGACTCAAGTCGAAATTGGAGTGGTATTACATCATCTGCAGATGGAACGAAACTTGCTGCAGTTGTGCAAAATGGATACATTTACACGAGTACAGATTCCGGGGTTACGTGGACACAGCGCGCTACAGCTCAAAATTGGTTTGGTATTACATCATCTGCAGATGGAACGAAACTTGCTGCAGCTGTGCCAAATGGATACATTTGGACAAGCACAGATTCCGGAGTTACGTGGACGCAGACTGCTACATCTCAAAATTGGCAGGGTATTACATCATCTGCAGATGGAACGAAACTTGCTGCAACTGTTTACAGTGGATACATTTATACGAGTACAGATTCCGGGGTTACGTGGACACAGCGCGCTACAGCTCAAACTTGGTTTGCTATTACATCATCTGCAGATGGAACGAAACTTGCTGCAGCTGTGCAAAATGGATACATTTATACGAGCACAGATTCCGGAGTTACGTGGACACAGACTGCTACATCTCAAGCTTGGTTGGGTATTACATCATCTGCAGATGGGACGAAACTTGCTGCAGCTGTTTACAGTGGATACATTTACACTGGCGGATATAGCGTGTCGGGGACACCGTTAATCGTGAGTGGAAACATATATGCCGGAGGGTCGATCACTGCCGGCGGCGATATCACTGCATTTTCGGATGTGCGGTTAAAGACGAACATTGAGACGATTGACAGTGCGCTTGGAAAGATTTCGATGTTGCGCGGCGTCTATTACGACAGAATCGATATGTCGGGTCGCAGAGTCGGATTGATTGCCCAGGAAGTGGAAGAGTTCGTACCTGAAGTTGTGCAAACCGGAACGGATCGCGATCAAATAAAGAGTATTGCGTATGGAAATTTGGTTGGTCTCTTGATTGAAGGTATCAAGGCATTGGACAAGCGATGTTCTGATCTTGAAAAAAAAATTGGAACTGAATAAGGATGACGACAGTCCCAACATCAAACATTAGCATGACAAATTTGAACACTGTCTTTTCAAAGGGGTTCTCTCTGTCAGGATACTACGGAACCGCATTTAGTTTTGGATATGCACCGTCCTCCGGTCCAATCAGTTACAGCATGTTTTCGGGGAAGAGTGCGCTCCCATAACCGCATCCGTTTCGCCTACAACCGTAAATGGTCGTACATTTTATACATTCACGGGCAATGGATCATTCACACTAACATCGGGTGGACCTAAATCCATGGAGGTTTTTATGATTGGTGGAGGAGGAAACGGATTTCAGTCTGGAGCAAATTTTACAACAAATTCGGGAGGTGGTACTGCATACGGTGGCGGTATCGGAGGATATGGTATTGCCGGAATTGCGACGGCGGGTACGAATGGAACGGGCGGAGGAGGTGGAGGAGATAATAATATAGGTAAATCGGGTGGTTCGGGTGTATTGATCATTTCATTCTAAACTGTTTACGCCGTACAATCCACCCCCCAATTAATCCAGATAGAATAACAAGATGTCTCTTTCAAAATATGTCCCGGGCGTGGGACTCGTATCATGTGCACCTAGCATTCTCGAAGGACCACGCGGTCTTCCAGGAACGACAGGACCTACAGGATCAACTGGACCGACGGGACCGACGGGACCGCAAGGTCGCGATGGGTCTGTTCTCAATATCGGACCAACCGGCACGACAGGACCGACTGGACCCACTGGATCGACGGGACCCACTGGATTCGGACCCACGGGAAATACGGGACGCACGGGTGTAACTGGATCTACGTGCACAGGTCCAACCGGTCCGGCAGGATCTGTGACAAACACCGGACCCACGGGTGCGACGGGTGCAACAGGTCCCACTGGAAGTACAGGACCGACAGGTGCGACGGGACCGACAGGATCGACAGGACCCACTGGACCGACTGGTGTTGCGAGTCAAATAACAGGTCCCACGGGACCGACAGGACCCACTGGAAATCGTGGACAGCAGGGTCCTCCGGGTGTCATGGGTGATCTGGGTCCGACAGGTCCAACGGGATATACCGGAACTACAGGCGTATTCGGTCCCACAGGACGAACGGGTACGACGGGTCCTACCGGATTTACCGGACGTACGGGTGGAACGGGTATGACAGGTCCAACGGGTACAACGGGTCCGTATGGAACAGGACCTACAGGTCCAACTGGACCGACAGGGTTCACGGGACCCACTGGACCCACGGGACAAACTGGATGCACAGGACCCACTGGACCCGTAGTAACCCCTGGATCGGTTAACCTCGTGTGTGTGACGGGATCGTCTCCGCTCTATACGATCTCTGCGGATACGGGTATCGTTGCACCTGTACTCTGGATATCGGGTATATACCCAGATGGGGCAAGCGTTATAAATTTGGCAAGTATGTCAAACAATGTCTCGCTGTATTCATTCTCCTTTACGTGTCCATTCACAACCTGGTTCGCAAATGTTACCTTGACACAACAACCTGACCAACCCTACACGTTAGTGGTAAACTATTACTATCCATCTTAAAGAGTAATGGATCCGTTCTCGTATATCGGGACGAGTCAATCTCCTCGGCGCGTTCCACCGAATGTATGGGTTGTAACCGGTCCAACAGGGAGTACTGGATATACTGGAACAAAGGGTCCAATTGGAAAATTTGGATTCATGGGACCTGATGGGGCGTCGTATATCACGAGTACACAAACCGGACCAACCGGACCATCTGGATCCATTGGAAGTAGAGGACCGACAGGCGCAAGTGGACCCACTGGATCTACAGGACCAACAGGCACAACTGGACCGCTTGGAATAACGGGTCGAACGGGAACGACAGGACCGACTGGAAATACGGGACCTACGGGATACACTGGAAACACTGGACCATATACCGGATCTACAGGTAGAACTGGATCCACGGGCGCGACGGGACCCACTGGACCGACGGGATCGACTGGATATACCGGCGCAACGGGACCCACGGGCGTAGATGGGTCGCTTGGAAAAGTAGGACCTCTGGGTATCGCTGGAGTTGAAAAAGGACTCGTTGGATTCACTGGACCGACTGGAGCAACTGGATCCACTGGAATGACGGGCGCAACTGGGCGCACTGGACCTGTGGGTCCACGCGGACCCCTCGGACCGACCGGACCGCCTATAGGACCCACCGGTTATACGGGTACAACTGGACCGTATGGTCGAAATGACGCGACAGGTCCAACGGGTCCAACCGGAACATACGGACCGAATGGAGCAACTGGATCCACTGGAATGACGGGTCCAAATGGAATTCCAATGTACCATATCGATTCGACCACAAATGCGTATACAGTTTCCACTTCTATACCGAGTTTTTCTCGGTTAGGAACTTCTAAATATTACTTGGGAAATTCTACATATTACGCGCAAGTCAAGGATTTCGGAAGGGATAACGTTTACTGGGTTCAGTCCATTAGCAATACCACATATCCTGATGAACGAGGAAATTCGACCGTTGCATTTGCGGTTTTAGGCGCTACGGGTGCGCTTTCTACATATGGGTTGGTTTATACAAGTGTTATACTGCGAACAAGAGTCACTATTTCCTCTGGAACGTCGGTGGTTACGCTCGTAACAATGCCGTATGGTATCGGTAGATAAAGTGTCGGTAACCAATAATGGACCAAGCACTAAAAGTTCAGCAGGAGTGGGGCAAGGCAGTTCAGGATCTGAAGGACAGCGAAAAAGACTATGGACTGACTCCCTACAAGACCGAATCCCTTGCTCGCACGATCCTGTCGTTTATACGATATACTCGTGTGCGCCAACCTGTCCTCTTCAAACAACGACGCGGCGAGGAATATGAGCACTTTGTAGAAGAACTGAAGAAGCAATACGACCCCGACAGCGTCCTTCGTGCTCTTGAGAATGATGCAGTGTGGACTACAACGTTCACTCTTGCGCGCCGCCGGTAAAAACGAATCATCTACACTTAAGGATAACAGAAGGTAAAATGGGCGATACTCTTGTCGGTGTTCAGTTTGGAATTGCAAACCCTGACGACATCCTGAAGAACAGCGTTGTCGAGGTCACGACCGACAAGACATACCAGTCGAGTCAAGCAGTTGCAAACGGTGTTTTCGACAGTCGCTTTGGCGTGATTGAGAATGGAAAGATCTGCCCCACGTGCAAGCAGTCGAACCAGCACTGCCCCGGTCACTTCGGACACATCCGGTTGGCGCGTCCTGTCTACCTCTACCAGTTCTTCGATGCGGCAGAGAAGTTGGCAAATGTCATTTGCTTAACCTGCTCGAAACTCCTAATTTCCGACGCTGCACTTGAGTCGATCACATCCACGGGAATGACGCGCTTCAAGGATGTGCGCGACCTTATACCCGGAGGACCCAAGAGACCCCAGGCATGCGAGCACTGCAAGAGCGCCACGTTCAAGAAGGTTGCCAAGGTTGTAGGTCGTGCGGCGACACTTGAGGGACAGGCGTGGGATCGCCAGGGTGTTCCGCCCGAGACACCGCTTCCCCTGCAGATTGAGTTGGTTCTTCGTGCATTCCGTCGCATCACCGACCAGGACTGTTCGCGTCTTGGATTCAATCCCAAGTATGCCCGTCCGGAGTGGATGATCTGCACTGTACTTGCCGTTCCGCCTCTCACCGTCCGTCCCTCTGTCGTCATGGACGACAACCAGCGAATGGAGGATGACTTGACGCACAAGTTGATTGACATTCTCCGCAACAACCAGCGACTCCGCGATCGCATCGACAAGGGCGATTCGGTGGAAATGATTGACAAGTGCACTGCCGTCCTGCAGTATGACGTGGCAACCTATGTGGACAATGACATCAAGGGAATGGCACCTGCTGCCCAGCGGTCGGGTCGTCCTCTGCGGACACTCAAGTCTCGGTTTGGCGCAAAGACGGGTCGTGTGCGTGGAAATCTGATGGGGAAGCGTGTGGACTACAGTGCCCGGTCGGTGATTACACCGGATGCAAACATTGATTTGGACGAACTCGGTGTGCCGCAGGAGATTGCCATCAATCTTACCTTTCCTGAGATTGTCTCCATCTACAATCGAGACCGTCTCATTGCCGCAGTGGCAAATGGACCCGATACGCACCCTGGCGCAAAGACGGTGTTTCTCAAACAGGACAACCGCACGGTCAGTCTTCGGTATGTCGCATCGGACACGATCAACCTTCGCGAGGGCGATATTGTGCATCGGCACTTGATTGACGGAGACATTGTGCTCTTTAACCGCCAACCGTCCCTGCACAAGGCATCCATGATGGCACACCGTGTCATTGTTCTGCCGTACTCGACATTTCGACTGAACGTATCTGCGACCCGCCCGTACAATGCAGATTTTGACGGCGACGAGATGAACATGCACGTGCCTCAGTCCATTGCTGCGGCAACTGAGTTGCGATACCTGGCATCCGTCCTGCGCAACATCATTAGTCCCCGCACGAACTCGCCGATCATCCAGTTGTTCCAGGATACCATGACCGGCATCTACCGCATGTCCCATCCGTCGGTGGAGATTCCCGAAACCCTGGTCATGAACATGCTGTCCAAGATCAAGCGCCCCGTTGCGCGCAAGAACCGCTCGTGGACCGGTGCAGAGGTGATTTCGTATGCGTTTCCTCTGATGAACTTCAAGGGCGGCATCACGCTTGAGAATGGATCGTTAACAAGTGGAATTATCAACAAGGCATCTCTTGGATCGGCAAGCAAGGGTCTTATCCACGTGGTCTACAATACATTTGGTCCGGAGCGCACCGGACAACTCATCAATGACATCCAGGCAATCGTCACCCAGTTCAATTTGTACAAGGGGTTCTCGGTGGGCGCATCTGACCTTATTGCCAATGCAGAGACAAATGCATTCGTAAACACCAAGATTGATGCTGCGCGACAGAAGGTTGCCGAGATCCTGTCGGACGTCCATTCGGGAAATTTTGAGAATATTTCGAGCATGTCAGATGGCGACGATCTGGAGGACAAGATCTCCAGTGCGCTAAAAGAGGTTGCGGCACAAATCAACGAGCAGGTCTTGAAGTCTCTTTCGTCCGAGAACCGTATCGTGCAGATGGTCAAGTCCGGGTCCAAGGGAAGCGAGCAGAACATTACACAGATGGTTGCCCTTCTCGGGCAGCAGTTGATTGAGGGTCGGCGTGTTCAGTACACTCTGCAGGACCGCACGCTGCCGCACTTTGCATGTTATGACGACGGAATCGAGTCTCGCGGATTCGTCCAGAACTCCTTTGTCTCTGGTCTTCAACCGGCAGAGTTCTTCTATCACGCACAGGCAGGTCGCGAGGGACTGATTGATACTGCAGTGAAGACGTCGGACACTGGATACATTCAGCGTCGTCTCATGAAGATCATGGAGGACCAACATGTGGACTACAGTGGAAGTGTTCGCAATGTGACGGATTCGATTATTCAGTTCGCCTATGGCGAGGACGGCGTAGATACAGTGTGTATCGAGGCGCAGTCGTGCGATCTCGGTCTGATGACTATGGAGGCAGTGTACCGCACATTTGCACTCAGTGCCGCTGACGTCAACCCGTTCTTAAAGGAGGCAGTCACGGAGTGTCCGGATATGGTCGATGAGATCCTGCACGATCGTGACCTTCTTGTGCAGAATGTGTTCCGGTACCGCAAGATGGATACGCTGCAGGCGCCTGTAAACATTCGTCGTCTCATCGAGTCCTATGCCAACCCGTATGCCACCAAGACGGACTTGACACCGCAGCACGTCGTTGAAGGCATCAACGGATTTGTGACGCGGCATCCGAAGAACCTGGTCTTCCATGCACTTCTTCGCTACAACCTTGCGCCGAAGATGTCAATCCTCATCCACCGCTTCACCGAAGAGTTGTTTGATGAACTTATGCGAGACATTGAGTTTCGATATGTCAAGGCGCTCTGCCATGCGGGCGAGATGGTGGGTCCCCTGGCGGCACAGTCCATTGGTGAACCCACGACGCAGCTTACTCTAAACACGTTTCACAGTGCCGGTACGGTCAAGGCGAATGCAACGTCTGGTGTGCCGCGCATCGAGGAGTTGTTGTCCGCATCTCAGAATCCCAAGCGTCCGGGAAACACCGCATACCTTGCCGGCACTGCCTCGCAGAATGACGCAATTGAATTGAAGAAGAAGGTTCAGCGTACGACTGTGCGGGACATTACGCGCTCGTTCCGAATCTACTACGATCCGTACCCGCTGTCTGCCTCTACAAGTGTGAACGAGGACCGCGAGTTGCTTACTACATATGAGCAGTTCCGCGAGGGTGATGAGTGTACGTCACCGTGGATCGTGCGCATCGAGTTAAACGAGGCAGACATGGTGAGTCGAACCATCATGGACATTACGGAGATTTCTGCAAAACTTCATGCGAACAGTAGTTTGAAGATGGTCAAGTGTATTTCGGGAACTGCAAGTGGAAAACTGGTGATGCGTCTATCGTTCGATAAGGGAAGTATCAAGAACCCCACGCAACTTCGGTTCCTCGAAGAGAAGATTCTGGACACGGTCTTGACTGGAATTGATAACATTGGACGTGTTCACATTCGCACCGTCAAGAGTGAACTGACATACGATTCAGTGATTGCCGGATATGTCTGCAAGGAGCAGTACGTTCTTGATCTCGAGGGCACAAACCTGCACGATCTCATGGTGTTTCCGGGCATTGATGGCACACGTGTCTTGTCCAACGACATTCACGAAATCAACAAGGTCTTTGGCATCGAGGCAGCAAGACTTGCAATCTACGAGGAGATCAACGAGGTCTTTGCCACTGAAAAGGTGAACTACCATCATCTGAGCGTACTGGTTGACAGCATGACAGTGAGTGGGCGTATCGTGCCTGTCAATCGCTTCGGAATGAACAAGAACGAGACGGGTGTCCTTGCCAAGTCGAGTTTCGAGGAGACCTCGCGCATCATGTTCAATGCGGCACTTGGTGCTGAGTACGATCCGATGAGGGGTGTCTCTGCGAACATCATGTTCGGACAGAAACCGCCGTGCGGAACTGGGTTTGTGGATATCTTGGTGGATGAGACGAATCTACCGGAAGGACCGGAGACGTTTGAGGACGAAGGTGGGGTCTTGACAGAGGTCAACCGCGAACTCGGCGGCGCACCCGACTCCGAATGCCGGATCGAGGATATCTTGATGCCTTGGTGATCCTGCGAGTACGCCTGCGCCGACCACCTGTAATCAGTGCTCCAGGTATGGTCTCGGAACCCGTTTTATCCGGAGTTGCCATGAACATGTCGTTACCATCAGCGCCGAACACTGCGAGGAGTAGTGCATTATATGTATTTTCGCGAACATGAACCTTTTTATATACATACAGAACCTGGACCCCAAGTTGAGGTTCGAGATAAAACTTATAGTCGGTATCTCCCCACTGGCTTGTATCAGGTGTACTCCCTATCGGAGGTAATGGAGCGGCAGATCTGAGATAGGCGGGTATCGGGACAGTACCCTTGACTATACCAAAGAGTGTACGCATCGTAATTTTGGGACCGGGTTTACCGTAATGATCACGAGCAAATTCGATACCCTCGATCAGATCATGTAATTTTTGCTCCATATTACCCTGTAGTACAGGAGTTTCCTTCTTTTTCCCTTTTTCATTTAGGAGCAATTGAGCACCCAGATCGCCGGCCGCAGCAAGACGCGCTATGCTGTTCGGAGGGACCATTCGGTCTCCCAACGCGTTTCTGGGATAACGATAGCGGTCTTCGGGACCCATTTGTCCTGCAGGTCCCGCTCCGCGAGGATCCCCAGCAGGCAGAGGAAATGGATACTCCCCACCTGCACCTGCTGCTGCCGGTCCCGCTAAATACGCTGCCGCTGCCGGTAACAGACCCGCACCAGGCGGGGACGGACTCAATCCGAGAGAACCATGCGACATTACTTCTCTCTGCGAATTAAACTTCCGATCCCTTCAAGATGTGCGCAAACATAAAGAGCATTGCAACAAGTGCACCTATACCAAATCCAATCACGCACATATCGACTGTCGTCAAGTCTCGCTTAACAGATTCATCCAGATCGTCAAGCGATGTCATTTCCTTCTTTTTACTCCTCATCTGTAAACAATGGCAGCGGTAAACCTGACGCACCCCGAACTTGCTGAACTCAGCAATCCGGTGTTACCGGCAGCATCAGAGGATGCCCTCAAATCTATGCGAAATGAATTATGTGCTGTCTCTGGGTCTTTTTCGCTTCAGAGTCATCAAAAGTTCTTAAGGAGAGTCTTTTCTCCAGATTCCCCGTGTCGCAGTCTTTTAATGGTCCACGGGACCGGTGTCGGCAAATCCTGTTCTGCGATTCAAATTGCCGAAGAGTACATTCTGAGACCCGAATATCAAGAAAAGAAAGTATTGGTCGTCTCCAACCCTGCCGTCCAAGCAAACTTCTATACGGAAATCTTCGACATGAACCGTATAAAAATAGACGAAAAGAGCGGGATCTTTACGTCGTCCCAGTGCACGGGTCGCAGGTATCTCGATACGTTGCTGCGCGCAGAGTCGGAACCATCTCATTGGAAGGACCCTATAGTGCGTGAACGACTTGAAAAAATGGCAGACAAGTTGATTGATGAATTTTACGAATTTAGCGGATACATTACGTTCGGAGAACTCTTGAACAAGAACGCAGATGACGATGACTGGATCAGCAGGACATTTGACAATCGGTTACTTCTAATTGACGAGGCACACAATGTGCGCAGAGGCGTAGGTGCAATCGGTCAGAAGGGAAAGACAATCAGTACCGGTCTCGAAGTCCTCGTAAAAAAGGCAAAGGGTCTTGTTCTTGTCATGATGACGGCAACGCCCATGTTTGACACCTTTGAAGAAATCGTGTATTACATGAATCTATTTGGATGGAATGACAAGACACTTGATCCAAACACTGAAATTCGTGTCTCTGACATTTTTGAACCCGACGGAACCATAAAGGTTGCAGCAGAAGAACGGTTCCGCACATGGGTGCAGACCTATGTCTCCTATGTAAAGGGCGAAAATCCATTCACATTTCCGTTTCGGTTACCTGCCCCGGTTTTGGCACCCGATGATCGCACACTCGATTTTCTTGGACGCAATATTGCCGATGCAGATCGATTAAAGTTCTTGAAATTGGTTTCAAGTGTTGCGCAAGGAGAACAACTCAAAGTTCTCAATGGATCCAGACTTGACGATGCGGCGCAAGAAGAAACGTCTCGTCAAGCACTTATCTCGCCTACCCTGTCCGTTCTTCCAGGAAACAAGGCATTCTCGGAGTTGTTTTCGAGGGTCGGTGAACAATATGCATATATTGGGGACCCCTTCTTGACCCCTGAAAAGTTGGCAGGTGTATCCGCAAAGTTTGCATCGGTCATTGAATGTATTTCGAGATCGAAAGGAATTGTCATGATCTATTCCAACTTTGTTGAGCGAGGTGCTCGACTCTTTGCCATGGCACTTGAAGAACATGGATACAAACCTGCAAAAGGTGGCGAATTCTTGCTTGCCGGTGAGCGTCCCAAAGGACCGTCAAAGGGATCCTACATGATTTTGTCAAGCGAAGTGTCTGCGGCAGACACAAGTGCTCTTTTAACCTTTGTACGCAGTCCAGACAATGCAAATGGTGAACGGGTGCGCGTTATCATTACGACACCCAGAGTATCGGAAGGTGTGAATTTTAAATACGTCCGACAAATCCATATTCTCGATCCGTGGTGGAACATGTCGCGAATCGAACAAGTGATTGGTCGGGGATTGCGTACATGCAGTCACTCCCTTCTTGATTTTAGTGAGCAGAACTGTACGGTCTACCTGCACGTTGTCCGCACACCCGATCTGCGTGAATGTTTTGATGAATATACATATCGTACGAAAGTCGAAGCAAAGGCGGTAAAGATTGCCCGAGTCCGCGCCCTTCTTGCCGAGTCAGCAATGGATTGTCCATTGCAGTCCGGTCTGAACTCCTTGCCCGAAGCGTGGAAAATGCTGGACATTCACCAGGTCCGGTCTGAAAACAACGAAGAGGTTGCGTACAAATTGAGCGGGATGTTGGCACCGACTTTTGCCCCTGAACTTGCCATTTTGCAGTGTCGCGTACATCCGAGCGTTTCAGATCCAGACCACGTACGTCCACTGTCCACATACCTCGATACACGAGATGAACTCTTGAACGTTCTTGCAAAGATGTTTGCCGATAAACCCATTTGGACACGGGAAGAGTTGTTCACAAAACTGAAATATCCGAAGGATGTTATTCTTTACACGATTCAAAATGCCATACGAAATGCCTTTCGATTTAAAGATGCATTTGGACGATCGAGCGTTATCGAATCGAGAGGAGACGTATATGCCCTTGGAAAGGGCACACTTGTTGAACGTACAAGCGAACCGCCTAGTCGCAGAGACCTCAAGATTCCATTTGCCGAACAACACGAAGCACCTGTGGAAAAGGTTCCGGATATAGAAGAGGTTCGTGTCGCATATAAGGGATTCCCACCGTCTGCATCGCAGTTTTCGCCTGCCGTTCTAAATGGATACATTTTTGACCATGTATTTACTCCCCAAGAGCAACTTGCGTATCTCTTATCTGACAATGACCTTCAATTCAAGGATAGGTACCGTGTGCCTGAAACGGGTATCTTAGTGCTCGGATATGGAAAGTATCACCCGCCTGAGGTGCCCATCGATGAAGATGGCAAAAAAGTGCTGGCATGGACAGAGAGGTTAAAGAAAGGGTATGTGGAAAACAAGACGCTCTTTGCCAGCATTCGGGACGGTCTGTTTAGTTTGAGTAAGTTTGAGATTCTTGAGGAGGTGCCCACTCGCAAGGCAGCGACTCGGCGAGACGTCCCTGTCGTCTGCGGTACCGGAGACAATAAGAAACCGGATATACTTGCGCTGGCAAAGTATATTGATAAACGAGGAGTGGGGATACCGCCCGATGTTGCAAAGAAGAATAAATCCGAATGGTGTCAATTCACCGAATTGCTTGTGCGCGAGCAGCAAGAGGGCGCAGAACCGAAGATTGGATGGTACACACCTGCAGAGATGAATGTAATTGCTCCCACACAAGAAAAGGGTAAAAAATGAAAACTTCAAGTTGAAGTCTAATACAAGGGAATGACGGATCCTTTGTTTGAGCGTCGTAGTTTGGTTCGGAGTGTTCATATCACTGCACCGTATATTCAGCGCAATATCCATGCCAGTCTCTCTGCACAACTCAATACAAAGTATGCAGGCACCTGCACTCCAGAGGGATATCTCCGAAAGGGCAGCATCACGATCGAAGAGTATTCATTGGGTCGAGTTAATTTGATCAAGGGAGGACTTGACTTTACTGCAGTGCGGTTTCAAGCGGACATCTGTATGCCGCACCCCGGTCAGACATTTCGAGCAAAGGTCGTATTGAAGAGCAAGATTGGTCTTCACGCAGAAGTCTTGCCTATTATGGTCCTTCTTCCGCGCGATCTTCACATTGGAAATGAGGCATTCGATGCGATCCGAGAGGACCAAGAGATTGAGTTTGAAGTGATTGGTTCGAAGTTTCAGCAGGGCAATGACAGCATCGATGTTCTCGGTACGCTGAAGACGACCCTAGACGAGGGTCACGCGGTCCCTCCAGCGACGGAGTTTGTGCCTGAGGCAGGCGCTAGCAATGCTGCAGCGGGTGCATCAGTCTCAGGTGTTGAGCGGCGTATTACAGTTCCGCTGGACCAGACTCGCCCTTCGAAGAAGAAGGGTGGTAGCATCCTCCCGTTTGTTGCAGGTACCTAATAACCACAGGGTGATACAAATGAAACGTGTGGAAAAGGATGAACTTCGTGAACGCATTGATACCTTAGGCGTTCACGAGCACTATCAGATTTTTCAAGTGATCAAGAAGTACACGGATGCCTATACAAAAACAAACAGTGGCATTTTTGTTTCGTCAGAATCTCTCTCGGATGAATGTCTCGTTGAGATGACCACACTTGTTGAGTTCTATATTGATCAACGTAGATCGATGGATGCGGAGGACTTCAAGAGAAACGCAATGGCAAAAACGAATAAAACACATCCAAACAAAGAATAAGAGCAAATGGAGTTACCCTCCGATCTTCTAAACTACATCAAGATTGCCAAGAAGGACCCTGTCGTCGAATTCGAATGCAAGATACTTGCCAAGGAGATCCTGACCAAGGATGTTGCAGATCGAATCAGTCGTCGTCTTCACGGAACTCCAACGGAAGAGCACTACGCAGTCTTTTCGTATCCCGATGGACTGCGTGTCAACGTAAAGGGGGTTGAGGCAATCCACCGAGTCTGCACATCCGGTAGTTTCACTGGCATTCCCCTCGATGTTCAGCGGAAGAAGCGGCATCCAAAGGAAGATCTTGAGCTCCAGGACTACAACCTCAAGTTCACATTGCGTCTCGAAGATGCCGTTCGGAAGGACTTTGGAGGAAACCCGATGGACAAGACAAACTACATTCGCATCTTACATCGTCGTTCGTGGATAACTACAGATGGCATTCTTCGAATTGACTTTTCACAAGTCAAGTCCAAAACCAGAGACACGCGGTCCTTCTCCGACATTCTGCGGCAAACACCTACCTACGAACTTGAACTTGAGTTGGTGGATCGAAGTGTCTCGGAAGACAGGATCTTCCAGAGTTTCCGGAATACTATCCGCACCCTGCTGTGTGCCTTCCAGCAAACAAACTTTCTCATCACCAAGACGGATGTACGGCGATACACCGACGAGTTCTCAGGACGCAAGGTTCGGTTTGTGAATCCAGTGACGCTTGAGAGGCGACACATTCGCCCCGACCGCCTCCACTGTGTTCAAAAGGGATACACGGTGACGAACAAGGCAGATGGTGAGCGATGCATGCTCGTGGTGATGAACGACAAGCGTCTAGTCCTGGTCCGCCCCAAGGGATTGTCCATGCAGTGGACAGGTCTCACGGCAACGACAGATGTGCACAAGGGGGACACGTTTGATGGCGAGTACCTTCCTCACCTCAATCTGTTCTGTATCTTCGATGCATATATCTACCGCGGTCAGGATGTGCGAAAGCATCCCTTGATGACAACGGACGAAGATGTCGAGGCACGTCCCACCATGTCTCGTCTGGGGTCTGGACGTTCGTTCGTCAATGACATTTCGACTGACTTTTCAATCAGTCCAGGTGAACCGGGTACTCTTCTCTTTCGCATCGAATCCAAGTTGTTCCTTGCCGGAGACGGAAAGGCAATGGAGACGTCGATCGGTCGTATCTTGGACACAAAGTTTGAGTATGAGACGGACGGACTCATCTTTACTCCTCGTGACTCTGGCGTTGCCCCCGATGTCGATTGCTCGGGAAACACCTGGTTGCGCGTCTACAAGTGGAAACCTGCAGATCAAAACAGTATTGACTTCCTGATTCGGTTCAAACCGGACGTGGGATATGCAAAGGAGGGCAAAGCAGTCTTCACCGGAAGTCTGTTTGTCGGTCGGAACCGGAATTCCAGTGTAGTCTACCCTTGCCAGACCATGACGCACGAATACACCCCCAAAGTTCTTCCACCGGACCTGCAGCGTATTGCCGAGCGGGGAAACCGAGCGCCGACTCCCTTTCAACCGACTACGCCGCGTGACCCGAATGCAAATGTGATTTCAATCCCACTGAACGATGCCAAGGTCCCCGTTGACATTTCCGGACTCCGAGTTGACGACAATACAATTGTCGAGTGTTCGTATGACCTTGAGAACGAGACATGGAGGATCATGCGCACTCGCTACGACAAGACTGCAGAGTACCGCAACGGCGCACCGCAATTCGGAAATGACAGCACAGTAGCAGAGTCGATCTGGACATCAATTCACGTGCCGGTGTCAGACGAGATGATTCGGACATGTGCGTCGAATCCTCCGGACGATACGGTAGAGGACGAGCAATACTACCGCACGGACCTCAAGCGATCCGATCGGGCGAACAAGGATGTCTATGCCTTTCACAACAAGATCAAGGGTGAGTTGTTTAGCAGGTGTGTTAGATCTGGAGACACCCTACTTGAGTTGGCAATGGGGGCAGGTGGTGACCTGTTGAAGTGGAAGAACTCCAAGGCGTCCAAGGTGGTGGGGTTCGATCTTGCCAAGAAGAACTTGTATGCTCCCGAAGGTGCATGCAAGCGGTACCTCGATGTCAAGGCAAAGGAACCTACGAACCCTCCACCTCCCGCCTTGTTTATCCAGGGCGACATGACGACGAATCTGTTTGAGATTGACGATCCGTATGTACGGATTCTCAATGGAACGGATCCGCCGACGACAAAGTATCTTGAGCAATTTGCAAATCTGACGTCCTTCGACGCGATCTCCTGTCAGTTCGCAGTCCACTATGCATGTGCATCGGATGAGACGTTTCGGGAGTTCTGCAAGAACCTTGCACACTGCAAGGACTTCTTCTTTGGAACCTGTTTGGATGGCGCGTCTGTCTACAAACTTCTCTTTGGAAAGACCAACCATGTGTTTCGCGTAGGTGATCAAATTGTCGGAAACTTTGCCAAGCAGTATGCCGATTCCGAGAACTGGCACGAAGACTTTGGACAGTTTATCGAAGTGAGCATTGAGACCTTTGAGAATCCGGTCAAGGAGGCGCTCGTTCCCTTTGAAAAGATGACGAGTATGTTGTCCGAAGTTGGATTTGATCTAGAGTCTACCCACCTCTTCGGAGACTACTACACGTCTCTCCGGTCGCAACTCACATCGCAGCAGCAGGAGTACTCGTTTCTGCACCGCAGTTTCGTGTTTCGTCGGCGTGTCAAGGAGGCGGTCCAAGAAGGAAAGTTGCCTGTCATGGAAGAGGAGGCGAAACCTGCTAAGAAGAAGATCGAGAAACCGCAGGTCGCGCCTCTTGCCGAACAACCTGTCCTCTTTACCGATGCAAACAACTTTCTCTCCAACGAGTTTGTGGCGCCCTTTACGCAAGACGGGATTGCCTTTCCGACTGTGCTGCACTATTATGGGTGGAAAAAGGCGACGACCTTTGGAGATGCAGAAACGGCAACTGCAATTACAACTACAGCGCCGACGAGTATGAAACCACTCAAGACCCTCATTGAAAAATTCGGTAAGGCGGATCAGACCGAGTGGGTGAAGATCCAAGACGAGGTGATGAAGACGGGTGTGCGTGCCAAGTTTGTGAACCCTGCAAACGAGGCACTGCTGAAGCAGTTGCGGGATACGGGCACGCGTCCGCTCTGGTATGCGAATCCTCGAGACAAGTATTGGAGTACCGGAACATCGCCCGATACGGATGTTGCAAAGAATGGAAAGTGGAAGGGTGCGAACAAGTTGGGCGCGATCTTGATGGAGGTGCGGGAGGAACTCAAGGTCTAATTGTAGAGACTCCGCCACGACTCGTTGCGTAGAGGGGTCGTATCTTGCAAGATGTGCCGTGCCATATTGACATCAACCGTCAGGGGCAATTTAATTTTTTGATAGAATGGGTATGCCTTTGCAGTCTCCTCATCGGCAATCCGCAGAAGGTTGATGCGTGTCACCAAGGTCTCCACTGCCCGGATAACCGTTCGCACACCCTCTTCCTCTGCCGAATACTCTGAAATGAGAAACTGAATCGCATCTTCTGACAAGGTCAATTGATCGGTCAGATGAATGCGATCCAACACTTGAGGACACACATACTGTGTCAAGATGGACTTCTTTTCGATGGCACTGTACCCAGAACAACTGATGACTTGCATACGATCCCGCAAGATCGGGTGGACCTTGCTCTCGTCATTAAAGGAGAAGACAAATAGACACTGGGACAAATCAAAGTCCACCCCGGAAAAGTAACGGTCGTGGAAGTGCGAGTTCTGGGTGCGGTCCGTCAAGTGAATGAGCATGCTGGCAATCTCGTCGCCATGTGGCGTTGTAGAGATCTTGTCCAACTCGTCAAAGTATAAAACCGGATTCATGCATCGGGCATTCATGAGTGCATCGACAATTCGTCCCCATGTCGATCCTTCGTAGGTGTAGGAGTGTCCTACAAAATTTGCCGAATCGGATGCGCCGCCCAGCGAGAAGAACTCGAACGGACGCTGGAGGACAGTTGCCACACCATTCTTTGCAAATGCCGTCTTGCCTACACCCATCGGACCCTTGAGCGCAATTACATTGCCGATCGAGGTTGGACTGGAAATCCACTGGGCAAGGATCTGCATGATCTGCATCTTTGCACCCGTCATGCCGTACACCGCCTTGTCAAGCGTCTTCATAGTGTTCGAAAGAAATTTGGCACAGGGTTCAGCACCATCTTGAAGTTTTACGGGAAGCGGGACATGCTTTCCGAATGGAATGCGAAGAAACGATTCGACCCAACTGCGCAGTTTGTATCCCTCTCCATCCATCCCGATATCGGACAAGACATCAATTTTCCTAATGACAGATGCCTTGACGGAGTCTGATACATCCAAGTCGAGAACGCGGAACTTGAACGGCACATCGCCGTCGTCGACAAGTCCAGATACGCCCTTCATCTTTTCAGTCAAGACCTTCTTCTTTGCTTTTGGCAGCGTATCGAAATAGCGAGACTCATCGTCGTTGAGATCGAGCAGCGCGTCTGATCTAGACTTCCTGGACTGCATATGCTCGAGAAAGTCGTCATCCTCAGACTCTGACTCCGAGTCCGACTCTGCATCCACCATAAGTTGCGATTTACCCGAAACGACGGTGTGAATATGAAGTTTCACACTGACTTTCGATCCACGTGGAAGTTGTATGACTGGAACTTCATCCTCGTCCTCCTCGTCATCTTGGTCTTCGTCCTCGTCTTCCTCCTCATCCGGAATATAGTCTTCGTCGTCTGAAGATTCGTGATCGTTAATGGTCTCGTCGGGTATCCACACGGTTTTGTTTGTACGCCGACGAAGATTGTACCGAGGCGGCATCTTGATGCCTCACAAGGAAAAAAACAGGAACATTTCGTTTTTGTATAGATACTAAACAATGGTAGAGACAATCGAAAGTCTTGTAGACGAACTTCAACTCGAAAACAGTACGCGGGATGCGACCGACCCGCTTGTCCGAAAAATGTTGGATGTCGTTGAAACCTTTATCAAGAACCATCGGGTCCTTTGTTACGGTGGAACAGCAATCAACAATCTTTTGCCCGAGGAACATCAATTTTACAACCCCGATCAAGACGTTCCCGACTACGATTTTTTTAGTGAGACCCCGCAGCATCACGCAATGATGATTGCGGATCAACTGAATGCCCTTCATATAGAAAACGTTGAAGTGAAACCGGGAATACATTTGGGTACGTTCAAAGTCTTTTCCGAATTTCATGGCGTCGCAGATGTGACGCATCTTGATTCCAAAATCTTTGATCGGTTGTGGAAAGACGATATTGCCCTTCACGGGATCCACTATGTTCCTCCCAATTTCTTGCGCATGAACATGTATCTCGAATTGTCCCGCCCGCAAGGGGATGTATCTCGATGGGTAAAGGTGTACAAACGCCTTCAATTGCTTAACAAGCATTATCCCATGACATGTCCCGGGACATTCCCAATGTCCAAAGAATTAACAAAGGAGCGAAAACAAGAAGCACTGTCCATTCTCAAGCATCACCCAGTGATCCTGCTGGGATTCTCTGCCACAGAAATTCATTCGAGACAGACACATTGGACGACACCTGTCATCTTTCTTGCCGAAAAGGCAACGATCGAGTCGCTAACCAAGAACAAGAAGACGACAGTCACGGAGGGAACGGAATTGACGTCCGTGCGGACCGATGTCTTGGGGGACGATGGCGATGTCGTCTTTCGGTTTTATGAGACACAAGCGTGTCACAGTTATCATCTCATGAAAGACCATATTCGCATTGCATCGATCCCGACCTTGTTGCAGTTTTTTTACGCATACATGTACATCGATGCGACAGAACACGAAATCACCCGTTTATTATGTGTCGCAGATCGCTTGATCGAATTGTCCGAGCACGAAAACAAACGGCACTTTGCCCTCTTGACTCCCAAGGACTGCTTGGGGAAGCAAGCGACATTGTTGGATCTGAAGAAGAATAGGTCCGAATTGTATACCAAACTTTCAAAGGACCGCGACTCGCCGGATTTCCTGCAGTACTTTTTCACTTACAATCCGGCAAATGACAAGACACGGAGACGCAAACTGCTAAAACAGATTAAGAGTTCTGAAACGTCATCTTAAGTGTGCGCGAATACGGAAGACCGCCGGCAGCACATACGCTGGTACCGCACTCCTTTGCACCTGCCAAGAATTGAGAATAATAGTCATTTCCGTTCGGTGTGCGGTTTTTTAACGCAGTTCCTGTAGGGGAAAAGTTGAGATACGTGAGTTTGACTCTTTTTTGCTCAATAACATCTGATACATTGCGAAGAGTCATTGAAGTTACACCCGACACGGCAGTACCATTCTGTCCGCCAGAGCTCATTTGACCTTAGATCATATTTAATTGGATACACCGTCCGTGTACCACTTAATCCCAAAGTATGTGGGTCCAGACGGATTCGGATACGGGTTGGGAGGCACCCTTGTAACAAGCGTATCAACTTCGCCCGATGTCAATGCGCGATTATAATAGGTGAGTCCACTCATCGTACCATCCCATCCATAGGACCCATTTCCACCCATGACAACCATGGACTCATTTTGGTTGGGAAGTTGGGTAAGGGTGTGGTGCTGACGAGGCACTCCATTGATCGACACATCTACTGCATACTGATTGACCGTTAAAGCAAGATGGACCCACTTTTGTGCAGGAATATTCTGAATTAAAATTGTCTCGGTTGTGCCGTACGTCGCAATCACAATCAATAAACTATTGGATGTCGAATCGAAATACACGCCCGGACAATCCCCCTTGGTAAAGAGCGGACGCTTGACGCCGTAATTAAATGTGAAATCATTCACCGTGAACCAACATGTATACGTAAACACCGCCCCTTCAGGTTGATTGAAGGATTTCGACAATGCAAGCGTGGACGTGACCTCTGTCTTTCCGGAAAGATTGGATCCCTGTATGACTATCTTGCTCTTGTCTCCCGTGGCGTAGGATGTCCACCACCAGTAGAGGACTCCGACAACAAGAACAATCCCCACGATTTGGAACCACTGCATTGTCCTTTACTTAGAAACAAACCCTCTTGCCCCAAGACGCATACCTTGCCGCTTAGGAGGAACAATAGGATTTGCCATTGCGTACTGCAAGAACTCTGTGTGTGTATGCGTTTTTTGGTATTCAAATAACCCAGATGGATCTGTTGATCCTCTATAATTGTAAATATAATGCGTACGAGACGGATCTGGGCGGTACTCGGACTGCAACACATCTAGGCGCGACAATGCAACCGACCACTCGAAATCTTCTCCGCGGGGATATGCCTTGAACGGAACAAGTTTTGCAATGTCCGTTAGCATGAGATTTAAGTGATTCGGTGTACGCAAAAACTCATTGGGCACTCTTGCCATGAATCCGGTTTTGAACTCGAGACTATGTGTGAAGATAAAACTCCCCATACGTCCGTGCAAGCGCATCACATCGGAGTCACTTTCAATGCACTGACGCACATCCTCAAAATATGCATCAGTGACTTCATCGTCATCGTCTATGAAGGACATATACTTGCCTTGTGCACCCTGCAGTAAACGCTGCCTCTTTTCACCCACCGTTGCATTTCGGTTGTCGTAGTCAATCTTGATTTCTGGGCATGTCCACGTCACCTTTTCATGGATGCGGGCAAGAAGTGCTTGTAGTTTCGAATCGCGTCCAGGCATTGTCGGAATCAAGATGGACCATTGATACGGATAGTCTTTTCTAGAAATGTAAGTCCGCATATCTGCTTCCCAAAATGCATTGTTCTTTCTGTAGAGTGCATCCATCTTGCCAAACCCTGCAACGGGGTGCTCATGCCGAATAATACAGTGGGGAATGTAGAGCGTCTTGTCCTTCAAGGTTGTCTTGCACAGATCGGTAAGTTCTGTATCGCAATACAGACTCGTGTACGATGGATGGTAAAGATATCCAAACGAATCATACAGTCGACGTCCAAAAATGGTGAGTGTGTTTAGTGCCTGTCCTTGAAACCCATCGTTGATCCATAGAATCCCGTCTGTATCAGGAAACGATGCCATCATATGCGATCGAATTGCATCGTCATACCCACGCACCTGCGGAATCATATCGTCGGACACAAGGACAACAATATCCCACTCCCACTCTATATTCATATCTGCATTGCACGCCGCAATCTTGGATCGGTTTTGACCCACACAGATCTTCTTGAATGCAAGAGGAGACGCAATGGCATGTAACTGACCGCGAACTGTGTCGGACATGGTGGAGTCGTCGTCATCGCACGAGACAAGAAGACCGAGGCGCGACGGGTCCGCGGCAAGATTTACATAGACTTGCAAGACTGACGCTGCCTTTTGTGGACGACCCCGAGTCGGATATTTAAGAAGAATCTTCATTGTCTTGATCCTTGTAAACAGATAACGCTTCTTTACACGCAAGTTGTTCTGCCTTTTTGCGGGTTGGTGCGCTGCCGTACCCGAGATGCTTTCCCGCTTCATTGCACACGGCAACCTTGATCTCGCCCTTTTTCGGGTCGTTCGATAGCATAACGTAGGTAGGCGTGCACTTCAACACCCGCTGACATACCTTTTGAAACATATCCTTGTAATTGAGTGCGGATCCGATGAGTTCGTCCACATCAAGGTATGTCTCCAGAACATGATTGATGAATGCCGAGACAATGTGAAATCGATTTCCACAATCTGTCCAGAGTGCGCCCAGAAACGCTTCAAAGATATCGCCGAGTTTCTTTGTGTTTGTGCGTCCACGGATGGCAACTGCATCTTCATTGTGTCGAGAAATCACATAGAATGTGTCCAGACCCATTTTCTTCGACAAGTCGCCGATTCGATCGTTATTGACCAACTCCTTTCGAGCGTCTGTCAGAAACCCCTGCTTCTTCTCTGGGAACTTGTGACGTAAGTACGTCGCAACACAAGCACCAAGGATGGCGTCTCCTTCAAATTCAAGACATTCATACGACTCAGACTGCAACGGCATCACACCGGGTGGACACGGTGCAAGAAGCGCAGGTTTCCCGTCCTGAGATGTATACTCCAGACGTCGAACATATGTCGTATGAACCATTGCCGTTTGAAAGATGTCTGGGTTCACGACCTGATAATGTGGAAGACCGTGTCGGCGTAAGATTGCGTGAATGTCGTCTCGGGTAAAGAACCGGTTCATCGGGTTGTAGGGTGCGTACTCCATGTGCCTTGTGTTGAAGTTCCGAACAAAGTTTTCGTTTTCTCACACAATGGGACAGTCTGCGTCTCTTGCATACGAAAAAGTACCCGATGCACCGCCCATATCCAATACGGTGATTGACGTGGCAACTGTGCGATACAAGACACCATGGATTCGAGACATGGCAGTAGGGTTTGTTTTTTTCAATCCTGGAAAGTCGAAGCGGATGTTGATGAATTATTTGTATACCGTTGAAAAACTCAAGGTTGCCGGAATCCCGTATTATACAATCGAACTCTGTTTCAAGAAGGAAGATCCTGAAATCAAGGATGCATTTCATGTTCGTGCCCGCACGGTTTTGTTTCACAAGGAGCGATTGTGCTCCATTCTTGAACGGAAGATTCCGTGGTACTACCGCAAAATTGTATTCATGGACGCAGATCTTGTCTTCGGGAACACAAACTGGTATGCGCAAACATCTGCACTGTTAAACAGACATGATGCAGTGCAACCCTTTGCAAGTGCAGTGTGGATGGATTTGACGTATACAACAGCAACGCAAGAACGGTTATCGGTCGTGTACATGAACCGCAACGAAAAATACAATTGGCGGTACCACCCCGGATTTGCCTGGGCATTTAATCGGTCTTGGTTCCGCGAGCACGGATTTTACGAATATTCCATCACGGGGAGTGGCGACACGCTCTCTGCTGCAGCGTGGTTAGGTGTGATTACGGACGTGCATCCTGCATTCCGAACAACCTATGCGACGTATTGTACAAAGAGTCGTCCTCGTCTTGCCTGTACGGATGGAAAGGTGTATCACTTGTACCACGGAACTCACGCGAACCGGAAGTATGTCGGCAGGCATGCGATTCTCGACGGTGTTCGAGATGTACAGACTTTATTACGACCCAATTGGGACAATGTGTGGGAACTTACAGACAAGCGAGTCGAACCTCTGTTGCTCACGTACTTTTTAGAACGGCAGGATGATAGTTTGTAAGTTCCCATCTACATATTTTCTCTGTTGTAGAATCATACGTTGATGGTCAAACATCTGTCAACGCTAGCCTGTTATGTTCTCAGTCGTCAGCAGTCGCTTGTCGCAGCAGTTACTCGGGTTCAGCACGGGTTTTTACCCGATCGAAATGTCAAACATGCCCAAGAAGTGATGGAGGAACTCAACCGGATTCTTCGCGAAATGGAAGAACTGGTAAAAATAAAGGAACGCCAAAAGAAAAATGAGTATAGTTGAAGTTGCCTTGTGTGCTGCATTTGGATCCTTCGTTTTTACTCTATGTTCACTTGCGGGGTGTCGGGTCCTGAGACGGAGACTTCAGACTCCAGACCCAGTTGTCTATGTCAATCCGACATCGGATCGCTGTATTACGGAGATGATTTCTCAAGATGAGTCTGAAGTCTTTGAGCGCAGCTCGAACCCGAAATCATCCGATACAAGCGAAGAAGAATGACGCCTCTCAATGTCCTTCATGACATCCTCTCCGTGCTCGGGTAGGATCTCGTTCAGCAGATGCGCCAACTCCTTCTTGGAGAGTGACCACCCCTTCTTCCACTGCTGAGGACGCTTTGCAACAAAGGTCATGTTCGACGTACGCAACTCCACCCGGTCGGGAAGTTGCTTTGTCGCATACAGAATACCGAGATTGAGCTCGATTGACCGGCGTGCATCGCGAAGTTCCGCCAGCGCGGCATTCAGATCATTGATGCGCTTGGAGACGTCGACGTAGGATGCGAGAATCGGGGTAAGGGACTCCATGATGTATGAAGAGGATTTCTCATTGAAAATCAAGTCTTCGTTTTTATCAATGGAACAGGTCGTTGTTGCAGTGATTTTGCTTGCAATTGGGTACCTCTTTATGGACGAATTTAAGGGACTTGCGCCAAAGTCCTTTGATCACAACAAACGTTTATGTGACTACCGATGTGCGGGATCGACATTTGAACCAGTGAGCGCAGCACTTGCTCGAGGCATCCGGTTGATTGAAGTGCACGTGTATTCGGACGCACAAGACCGCCCCGTTGTGGCACTTCGATCTGGAAACAAGGGAGATACCGTCTCTTTTGAATCCGTGTGCGTGACTCTTGTGAATGAAGCATTTCCATCCTCCTTCCCACTTATCTTGTCGATTGTGCCGCATACATCGACGACCTTTACATTAAACAAGGTTGCGCACGACCTGAGCACGACCTTGCACAAGAAGTTTCTGAAAACGGAGGAGGCAGTGGAGGGTATGCTCTTAGGGTCTCTTGCCGATAAATTGGTTATTGTATCCGGTCCCGAAGTCCGTGGATCAAACCTTGAACCTCTCGTGAATTTGTCGTGGGGTGGATCGGGTCTGCGTCGTCTCGAGTACGCCCAAGCAGTGAACCCCCGGGACCCCTCCGAATTGGTCGAATTCAATCAGAACCATATTTCTCTAGTTGCACCGGACATTACGTTTGATTCGTCGGGCGGACATGACAATGTCTACAAGTACGGATGCCAGTGGAATTTGTTCGCTCGGGGACGTGAAACTGAATTTATCCCCATGTAAAAAGTATTCTGCGGTCAATATAAATGAAAAAGGGACTTTCTCCTTGGCTTAAGCACGTCATGGAAACGAAACGCAAGATGGGATCGGGCGCCTCGCTCGGTGCCGCGATGAAGAAGGCAGCGAGCACGTACCGGCACAAGAAGAAGGGCGGTGCGTTCGAGCAGGGCGAGACGTCTGAGGCGGCGGCGGACACTGCGGAGGCGAAACTCAGCGCTGAACCCGAGTACGAGAGTGAGGAGGAGGAGAAGGAGGAGAAGGGTGGACGTCGCCGCAAGACTCGCCGTCACCGCGGTGGACGCACGCGCCGCACGCGTACCCGCCGTCACCGTTAGGAAATGATTGCTCGGATGTAGAGGATGGTAAGGACAAGGACTACAAACAGGTAGAGTTTCGTGTTCAGTGCATCTTCTGATTCAGTGTAGGACCGCATTTTATGTCAAGAGACGTTTATGAACAATACGTTTCGTTTTTCCGTGGTCTCGGACCTTCGTGCCGTTTCTGCATGTCTTGCCATGGTATGTTTTCTTTGCACATCCACTCTTATAATATGAAACGTGATGCGCATACCCTCGAAACGATGGAATGCCAACATGCAGTTTCCCTGAAATCAATTTTAGTACCCCATACATCCATTTCATGTAGTGAGTCCGCGACCGCAGATCCACTGGATGACTTTCAAGGTATGATTGAAACGTTGATGCTTCGAATGGATAGACTTTGGACAGTTTTGTAAGAAAGTCCGTTTGAAGTGCAGACCATGCCGGAACCTCTTCCGGATCTTCAGGATAATTGCGGGCAATTGCAAACAAGAAATCACGACCGGGCACTGCCGTCGGTTTCTTTGTTAACAGTCCTTCATAGTGGTCTTTTGTTTGTTCAAAGGACGGATCTTCACCTGGGTCTGGAACGGCAGGGTCGTTGGCACACTGCGTTCGTAATTTATCATTGACCATATTGTGGATTTCATATAACCACTTTGCCGTGTTGCCGTGCAACGGGTGTTTCGCGACAAACTCAGTTGTAGATGCCCTGCAGAATTTGCAGGGTAGAATATCCTTCATTAACGCGAGAACAGGTGCCGCATGCGGTCGGAAGGAGATGAGATGAAATAACTGCCATCCACTTGGGCCCCAGAATCGCGTATCGATCCCCATTGTGTTTCCAGTCAAAAAGAATCTATCGTAAATGTAAAATGCTTGACACTCGCGATCTTATCATCCTGACTGCTGCATTCTATCTGGGCGATGTCGTGTCCAAGTTCTTTACCGCGCTCAATACAGACATTATCACGCCGATCCTGGCGCCTGCCGCGTCTGCTGGCAAGGGTGTTGCGTCCTTTTCCGTGACAATCGGAGGCACGAAGTTACTGGTGGGTGATTTCATTGCCAATCTCGTCAACTTGGTCGTGTCCTTCTTCATTGTGGTTCTGGTCATTGGAGTGCTTCGCACGTATGTTCTGACGCGCATCGGTGCCGGCAAGGGTGTCGTCGTTTAATCTCCGATCCGAAACGCCGTCCATCCCTTGTTGAACTTTCCGTAGAGTGCATCGATACGCTTCCACAACTCCGGTAGAGATCCACCACGCTGATCATTGTTGCGCTTCCACTCCGAGAATGCAATAGTGATGTCGATCTTCGTGACGCGATCGCCATCCTCGCCCGTCGACCCATCCTCAACTGTATGAATCTTCTCACGGAGGAACTTGGCAATCATGTCATTGTCCTCCTTGTACTCAGACGTATATGCCATGACCTTCTCGGGCGGCACGATCTTGTGAAATCCCTTGCCCTCCGTGTACAGATGCACGAGATACGAAACGAAGCACGTTGCCCACTCCTCTGACACAGTCTTCTGTACAAAGGTCTCATCAATCGGTTTCTCATTCGGCAACTTGGGGTCCGTAACAAACTTGGACGGATAGTCGACAACAACCAGACGGCGCCACGTACCTCCGTCCTGCGTATTGACCTTGGGTTTCTCGTTACACGCGAGGTTGAATCGCGCCTGAAGATCAAAGTCAATCATCTGCTTGGATCCCGCATACAAGTCGCGGCAAGTGATCTTCTCAGACGATGCCAACTCCTTCATCAGACCGGTATTGATCGGTGCCGCCTCGTCGGGTTCCTGCATGGTGACGAAGCGACGCCCCTTCAGACGCACAAGTTCCGGTGCAGCAGCAGACGACTTGTTGCGTCCCTGTGTCAAGAGCGAGATGGGTGCCTTGCATGCATAATCACCCATTGCAGTGGTCATGAGATTGACGAGCATGGACTTGCCATTCGAACCTGACCCGGTCAGAATGTGAAACTTTTGCGCCTCATTGACACCGTTCAAGCACGTTGCCAGGTAGGATAGAAAGTACGTGCGCACATCATGCTCGGGCATGACATCATGCAAGAATCGGTTCAGTTCGTCCCAGCAGGTATGCTGATAATACGGCATCTCTGCATCATATTCAAGATTCGTACAGAAGGAGATGTAATCGTCTGCACGACCCGAGCGAAACGTATACGATGCCGTATCAAAGACTCCATTGCGAAACGCAATCAGGTTCTTGTTCTCATCCAACTTGGCGGCAAAGTCCTCATCGAGAAAGACGAGACGTGCCATCTTCATGACATTCTCGGTGAACTTGACCGTCTTCAACTTGTTAATCAGTGCAGTGTAGGACGACTCCAACTTCTCATCCTTGCACGTATCGCACGCACAATTTGGGTTCAACTTCTTATCTGTCGCACACGTCCCGCTGTTAATGAGACGCTGTGACACCACCTGCTTTGCCTTACGGTACTCCTTGACCACATCGTTCGACAGACGTACTTGTAGACCCACACCCTTGTCTGTCTCCTTCCAGGTGTGTCCGACAAAGCGATACCACGAAGACACACTGAATCGCGCACACTTGAACTCGTCGCGATACAGGGAGTAGACGACCAGGGCAACGTCATGTTCGGTCTGCGACAAGGCGGATTCTTCGATCACACGATTGACATTGCCACTCTCAATCTCGACATACTTGTCAGGATTGTCGAGACGAGACCACGCGCGCAAACTGTTCTCGCCCAGACGAGCACCCTCATTACGAAACCCGATCGAGTCCCACTTTGCCTGTGCCTCGCGGGCACTGTAGGTGTCTGCATTCTGTGCGGAAAACTCGAGAAAGGTATCGTTGAGATCGGTATGAATATTCTTGAGGCAAATTGCCACATCCATCCACTCCTTGTACGAGGTGTAGCGGACCGATGCAAGATTGAAGACGTGGTTTCCGTAGTACTTGAGAAGTGCCTCTGACAAGGGTTGTTGGTAAATAGGCGTCGGCGATGATCCACGCGACCCTGGATCTGCTCGCACTGCCGGGCGTCCACGTGCAGGCGTGATTGCCCTACCGCCTGAAATGCGCACAGTCTCTTCACTCTTCTTGAGACTCTCCTTTGCAAACTCGGTCATGGGCGTCTCTTCGGACGCAGACGATCGGATCGAAAACTTGGACACCAACTCGGGTGTAACATGGATGGGTACATCCTCGTCGATGCCGACCTCATCGTCCCGAGGATCCCAGTCAACAATGTACTTGAACTCATACGGATATCCACCATCCTTCTTGGATCCAAGAATCATCCAGTTGCTCGTATGGGTGAGAGGCGCAGGGTCATAGACTGCGCGCCACTCCTCCTTCAGACCCAGATCCGGAAAGAAAGTCTCCATGCGGGGTACGAGTGTACGCCTGACCGCCTCCTCGACAAATCGATTTGTCTTGAGTGTCGGAATCAGCAAGTGAATGCCGGACTTGGATCGATCGCCCTTGGTCTCGTACACGGGATACGACTTCTCCATGACAAACACCTCGACATTACCCGGAATCTCGAGGTACTTCTTGACTTCTGCCATGTATGCCTTGATGAAGGACACTGTCTGTTCTTGGGTGTGCTTGTGCTCCTCGACAACACCCGCGTAGATAAAGTCGAGATCTACACGGAGTGCACCGATGCGTGTACCCTTTTCGGTAAGGGACAATTGTCCGTGCTGACGCAAATGGTCGCAGTAGAGTCGATAAAACTCTGGCAACTCATCTGACTCAATTTGATAAGACCCGAACGGAGAACACATGAAGTTGTGCGTGTCTTGCCCGCTTCCCTTTTCTGCACGGCGTCCAGACTTCTTCTTTCCGGTGTCGCTGTCTCGTCCAGACCCATTCAGGAATTCCATAAACTTGGATGCGGTTGACATGATTATTGTCTAGATTCCTTTTATACGTACCGTCCGTTTTTAACGCACGAAATCAGATTTTGAGTTGTAAAACGAATGCTAAATGTTTCAGACCAAGAACACAAGCAAGATGAAGTTCTGTACACTGTGTGGAAGTTTTCTGTACGACATGATGGAGAAGGATGCGCAAATGGTCTTGAAGTGCCGCGACCCTGGGTGTACATACGAAGAGGCAGTGACCAATGAGAATCCGATTGTGTACGACCACTCCTTTACTCAAGATACGTCGATTCAACTGTCGATCAATAAGAACCTCAAGTACGATTCTCGCCTTCCATCCTTCGATACAATGAGTTGTTTTAATGATCGATGCACCACACGCGCACCAGGACAAAAATCTCAAATTGTCGGCGTGAAGTTGGATGCCGTGAATGTGGTGTGGATGTACCAATGCAAGGTATGTGACACCCAGTGGAAGCAGAATGCAAAGGGTGCGAAGACTGCTTAAGCAGTGGTGATATACATCTGGATCGATCGGTGTCCGACAGACCATAGAGCAGGCGGGTTGTTCTTGGACCACTTGAGAAACTCAGGTCCAATCAGTCTGCTCCGTAGTTGATCGGGTTCAAGAGAGTCTGCCCTGAACTCTAGGACAGTCTCGCAAAAGGCACTTGCAGTCTCGAATGTGTTGCAGGGTTTGACGGTCGTGTACTCGACATCCTCATACTTTGCCGTATACAGAACCATGATGACGCTCATTTTTCTTTGATCTCGGTTTGTTTCGAAATCCGGATTTCGTTTTAGAGGCGCTGGTAGGTCAAGAGACTGTACGCCCGAGGGTGGTTGACGTAATTCGTAGGCATAGGGCGGACACGTCCCAATACACCGTTGATCGGGGTTAATGCAGATAATCTGGGATTGACGCGCGCACCAATGTCCGATGCGAGAACCTTTGCATTCAAGATCGACACGCGCGAATACGGTTGTGCCGTCGTCTGGATCGGGATGGGGGTGCGAGATGTATAGGCAACATTTGCCGCTTGATTCTTAATGTACTCTGTATACGACGATGCGGGAATTGTCGGCATTTGTGTTAATGGTATACTTTAGTTGTCGTTGTCTTTGCCGTTGCCTGGGCAATGACAGTGACCGGTGCCACGACCTTGGCAGCAGTCGCACTCGCCTTTGTGATCGACGCGACAACCGATACCTTTGCAGGCGCAGAGGATGACGCGACGACTTTGGGCACAACAGAGTTTGCAGGGAATGCCTGTGCATTCGCTTTCGTGAAGGCGGTAAAGTCAGACGCCGACGGTTTGAGGAGGGGCATTGTTAAAAACGAAGGAAAGAAGTTCAGCGATGAAGAATAAGTATGGACCTCCACCCCGAAGTGAAACCGATCTTTCGTAACGATATTCTTGAGTCGCGTTCGGTGCCTCGCATTACGACTCCATACTTTACAAAGTACGAGTATGTCACCCTCCTTGCTGCACGCGCACAGCAGATTGCTGACGGTTCGAAACCACTGGTGAGTCTAGATGGACTCCGTACGAGTGCTCCGAATTTCCTTGATTTGGTTGTGAAGCGTGAAATTGAGCAGAGGAAGTTGCCATATATTATTCGTCGCCGACTGCCTAACGGTGTCTCGGAATATTGGAACGTCCAGGAGTTGGAGTTGACGTGGTAACTAGACCGGACATGTGCACTGATGCGAGACAGGATCCCACACGCCGCTGTTTGCATCACATGCCGCCTGACCTGCTGCCTCAAGTGCCGCGGCAGGGGGATTGCAGAGTCCTTCGCGAGGGCGCCAAAGAGTAACGACAATGGCAAGGACCAAGAGCGCGAGAATATATCCCTTTTTCATTGTTAGTAGTCTATATTTTAAGGTGCAAGCGCCTGGTTACACAATCCACGCAGAGCACGCGTTCCATCAGGGCACGTTGACATGGGAGTGTCTGGCGCAAGTCCAAACGGAGGCAATTTTACGTAGTCATTAATATCCGGAACAAAGCGTTCCGGTGTACACGACCGTAAAACCATACTTGCAAGAACAACCCCCACTATAAGTGCGACGAGCGCAAATGTCTTCATTATACTTGAGGACCTGACAATTTCTCAAGGTCGGTCGTAGACGGCGGAAATAAGAGAAGAACCGGTTTGGTCATGGGCGGTGCGAGGATTGTCGGAGGGGCATGGAGCACGGTCTTCATTGCCATGTCAATATCAATGCTTCCCGGTTGGAAACGCGTGACATCTTCCGACAGTGTCGACGTCATTCCACTTGTTTGCACACCAATTACGGCAGCAAACAAAATGAGAGCAAGGATAACTAACGGAATCACGACCCACTGAGGTTGATGACGCTTCATTGCTTTTTGGGATAGAAACGAAAACAGAACGTCGTAAACAAGTATAAGAACATACAATGGAGTTTCCACCCCCGATGCGATGCTACACGTGCAACATGCCTCTTGCTGGAAAGTGGTTCACGTTCCTCGAGTTGGTCAAGAAGAACCGTAAGGAGGACGGTCGCCCCGAGAAGGGAGATCTCCTCTACCTCACAAATAAGACCGATATTGCCGCTGAGGGTCGGGCAATGAATGAGTTGGGACTTGTTCGCGAGTGCTGTCGGATCAAGATGTTTACCCACGCAGGGGTATAATCTCGTATCAATACAAGAATGTCTTGCAGCGAATATCTTGGACGCCACAAGCAGCGCATGACTCAGATCTTAGATGTTCGCCCTCACCGTGACGCTGGTCATCAAACCGAGATTGTTCGTCGCCTTGCTGCCTCGGGGAATTTTGAGACCGCAGTTGTGAGTCCGGCGTGCACGACAACCTTGAACATGACGGCAACCATGCCTACCTCTCAATTTTATTCGGGAGGCGGTCATCACGTCCGGGATGCTCAGCAGCGTACGGAGTATGTGGGTGGACAGGCAGTGGCAATGTCTTCGAGTGCACGGAATGCCAAGGTTGGACCGCAATTGGTTCGCGAAGTGTGCATGACGAGGTCGACACTTCCGGAAGTGAACGACAAACTTGCCGCGGATGCGAATTTGAGTCGGATCCAGGCAGAGAAGAATGTCCGTGCGCGTGGATACAATTCATCGTGTTGCCAGACCTGCAAGAAGGTGGTCTTTGCAGGCGCATGTGCATGTGCGAATGTTTTGGGCGCCGGATTTAAGAACACTTACATACGTCCTCGTGTTGTAGAGTAATGCTCATTGTATACATGTATAGGACAGCACGTCCACCTGGTTCAATTGATGTCTCCACCGAACCGCTGGAAACGCTGGTCGATGCAGTGTGCTCTATTTTTTCACATCACAAGACGGCAGTGATCTGGTTCGGATATCTTGAAGGGTGGATGCTAGGTCCTGCAGAAGAGGTGCGGTTACGAAAAGTGATTCGCAAGTTCGAGTGTCATGTCATTTCCTGCCACCCCCTTTCTTTTTCACAGGCATGGAAGAATGAAATGTCAGATGTGTATTTGCGCCCCCCCTAAAACGAAATGCCAGACCTACAGATAGAGTTTCCTTTAAATGGATCCGGCAACACTGACCACGATGGTGATTTTGTACACGCTGGACGTCAAGATCGACACGCTCAAGATTCTCGAACTCCTTCCACTCACAGACGATCTCATCAAGATTGAGAAGCAGGGATCGCCTATGCGTGGGTCAAGTAAGAAGAACCTCGTGAAGCGCAGGATTAAGGACACGCCTGCTGTACCCAAGCGGACCACTGGATTTGGTCATAATTCCATCACACTTGTTGTTCTGAGCGACGGAGGCGGTGAACTTCCTCGGAAGGAGATTACTGTCAAGATCTTTCAAAACGGCGTGTTTCATATTACAGGTGTTCTGGACGAGCGATATGACCGGTCTGTCATGAACTTCTTGCAAACACATATTTCTACAAAGTGTACCGAGTGCGTGGTGTCGGGAACCTGGGACCTCAAGCAGCGGCGCGTTGTTCTCATGAATTACAAGACACGTCTGCGGAAGGTGGCAAATCTGTCTCGGGAGACTCTTTACTCGTACTTGCGCTCCAAGGGAATTCGCACGGAGTACGAACCGTCTGTCTACCCCGCAGTAAAGATCTACTTTGCAGAGACTCGATGGATTGCAAAGGTCTTTCGAACTGGAAACATTATCCTTACCGGAATGACGTCAAAGGAGGAGTGTACGCATCTTATGACTGCGTTAAACCCACTTATAGAATCTATCCCGTCTGAATACAATGCAGCAGCAATCCGCGCGTGAACTAACGCCTCAAGAAATTGCCGATGGGGTTCGTGGAATCAATGAGAAGGAACTGACGGCAACGGAAATCCAAGCGCTGGTTCGTTCAATGGACGACAGCAAGAAGAAGTGGCGTCACCTGCCCCGCGATGCGTATATCACGAAACTGCGGGAGGAAAACAGTGTCTTGTATTTTAACTACCCGAGTCTTTGGAACATGCATTCCGAGGACCGGTTAGATACAACCTTTTTCGATATGCTCTCGCTGAAGAGACGCATTGAAAAGGGCGAGTTGACTGCTGAACAGGCAACTGCGATCATCGGCAAGAAGTTGTTCGACACCTATGTCCCTCAGTCGGAGACACCGAACAAGACCCCTGCCCTCAAGTACGAGGACTTTTACAAACAGATGTAAATGCGTATGCATCCACATATGGAAGTTGCCCCATGGTGGAATCGAACCACCGACCTATCGCTTACAAAGCGAGTGCTCTAACCCCTGAGCTAAAAGGGCGGGTACACGGAATGGGATTCGAACCCATGAGACTTGCGTCAACAGATCTTGAGACTGTCACCTTCACCACTCGGTCATCCGTGTTAAAAAAGTTGATTTCAGATTTGGATACGAACTGTGGGGGTCGAACCCACGCGACTTGCGTCAACAGATCTTAAGCCTGTCTCCTTAACCACTCGGACAAGTTCGTAGAGGAATTGGGGTTCCATCTTCGTCTAGTTTGACTTTTGTTCCATTCGCTTGTACTCCGTAGATAAACCATCCACAGTCAACGAGCATGCCCCGGTATTGATATACGGTTAAGACATCGCGCAGAGCTTCTGCGAATGTTGTATATCCTTCGTACAGTGTTGCCCATTTTTTCTCATCCTCCTCATTCAGTTGGCGGTACACTACGCAAAAAGATACGAAGGATTGCATTGGAAATAAGATGCAGAGTGTATGAAAGTACCGCATGAGGGGATTGAACCCTCGACTATCGGCTTAAAAGGCCGATGCTCTACCAATCTGAGCTAATACGGTTGGATGATCGTGGCAGGGATTGAACCTGCGACCAAGGGCGCATAAGACCCCTGCTCTACCACTGAGCTACACGATCAAAAAGGTTGAGATGGGGTTTGGGGATACATCTAGCGGGAATCGAACCCGCGCAGTCAGATTGGAAATCTGATAGTCTACCACTAACTTATAGATGTTGGTAGCGGTACCTGGAATCGAACCAGGGTTTCCGGAGTCAAAGGCCGACGTGCTGACCACTGCACCATACCGCTTGGATTTCCGTACCGGGAGTCGAACCCGGGTCAAGGTTGTGAAAGAACCCTATCCTGAACCGCTAGACTATACGGAATGTGAGGGAGATTTCCCCTACTCCTTACATACGAGGTTTGTGTAAGCGACTTTACACCGAAAGAAGGGGCGGATCGGACGTATACGGCGAGGCAAGGGTCGTCTTCTTTTGCTCGAATCCTTCATTGGGTTTTCTCTTGGCAACACCCGTTGCCAGAATTACGAATCCGGCAGTCAGAATTAAAGACGTGACAATGTCGCGTGTTCCCACGAAACATACCGCAAAGACGGCAATACGACGCAGCACAATGTTGCGCGTATGTTCTGCTTCGCTCGTACTGAATTCATCGACTAAATGACGGGACCCGAGATTCAGCAGAATCATCATGATTCCCAAAAACAATTTATTGGTATTGACTTGGTTGATTAGTTTGTTCATCTTGTTTTGAGGGGGCGATTTTTTGTCACCTCATGAAACAATGCTTGACTATGCGTCGTTAGAGGACGCCCACGGAAGTGGGTTTAAGCAAAATGCACCCATGCAAATGTCGGAGGTTGTGCGGACAACAGTCCCTACACTTCCCCTCGATTCACGTGCAGATGTGATTCCGCCTACAGTTGCAAAGAGTGGCGGTCCGGTAGGCGTTGACCGGGAGGACCGTGGGGGCGACCGGGGAGGAGACGATAGATTGAATAAGATCCTGCGATTGGTCGAACAGAACAAGACGGGATACGAAAGTGCGTCGAGTCAAGATATGTTGCTGTACATCTTGACAGGCGTGGTCTTTCTCTTTACATTCGATACCTTTGTCACGCTGGGCAAGGGCATGCATTAAAGACGCGTCTCGAACGACGAAAAGTCGTCAAAGACATTGTCGAGGTACTCAATTTCAAATGTAAAGGAGTTCTCAGACGTACCAAAGATGATCGGTGCATTCAACGGCGTGGTCGATCCAAGGGCACCCACGTGACGACGCAGGGTCACGTGAAACCGATCCAACCGTCCGATCGGAGGCGTAAAGCGAGTGATTTGCTCGTCAAACGAGGAGTCATTAAAGAACAACGTAGTTGTTGTCTTTGCGAGTGCAGTGTTTGTATACACTGGAAACTTGGCAAGGGCACTATCGACATACCCCGACCGGTCAGCACCCGCCGCGGTTTCGTCAATATGATTCAACCCTTCAATGCCCATCAAAACGTAAAGGTCCGTTGCAAGAAACCCATCTGTTTGCGGTGCAGAAAGAATCGCATTCTTGATGCGCAGACTCACCACATTCTCATACACGCGAGGCAAGTAGACAACGTAATCGCCTGGATCCGATGTTGCAGCACCCCCAACGACCTTGACATACTTTGCCGTATCGCGATCCCGAGAATCAATTGTAATACTCTTTGTTACCTTTTTGAGCGATCGAGTGGGTTGCGTCTTGCGCACAAGCGTTCCGTTATGGTCAAAGTTCATTACTCCTAAGACGAGTAGAAAAATGATACGTTTAAACAAATGGGCGAAGGAGGAAGTCAGGAATTGTCTGCGAACATTCACTGGACAACAACCCTCGAAGAATACTTTGCGACAACCGGCGAAAAGGCAAATTGTCTCGCATGGGTCCACAAACGAGCAGAATCCATTTTCAGTGGCAAGAAGACCTATCTCGATCTTCCCGTCATTATTCTGTCTGGTGTTACCGGGTTCTGTTCTGTCGGATCACCTACCCTCTTTGCCGGAAACCAGGCAATGGCGTCCACCATTATCGGTGTTGCCTCGCTTACCGTATCCATTTTGAATACAGTGGGGTCCTATTTTAACTGGGCAAAGCGTGGAGAAGGACATCGCATTTCGGCGATTCACTATGCAAAGTTGTACCGCTTCATCCTGGTCGAAATGTCTCTTCCCCGCGACGAGCGCATGTCGCCCCATGACCTGCTGAAATATGTCAAGGATCAATATGACCGTCTTGCTGAAATCAGTCCGCTTGTCCCCGACTCGGTTGTCGCCGAATTCAAGAACAAGTTTGAAAAGTATACAGATGTTGCCAAACCCGAAGAAGCAAATGGGTTGAACAAGATTGAAATCTTCATTCCTAACCCCCGCGACGAAGAGCGGTTGATCCCTATTTCCCCTGCAGGTCGGCGCGCCTCTGAACTTGTACTTCCGACATCCGTCATGGCACTTAAGATTCGCGCGGAACCGAAATCCAAAAACGAAACTAAACCCTGAAAAATATAAGGATAGTGCCGAAATGTCCGTTCTCGAAATCTACGCTGCTCGCGCGCTTCCCCGCCAACCCATCCAGGTGATCCTCGGCATGCTGGAGACAAGTCTCAAGTCCAAGACCGTGTATCGCCGCCCCATCCTCCACGCACCGCCTCGCAGTGCAATCAACGCAAACTGGCGCACCAACGTGATCGTCGAGGTTGCCCGCAAGGTCCGAGAGAAGGACGATCCGGACTATGACGAGATCAACGCGTCCATCAACAAGGTGTCCAAGCAGAACTATGCAAAGATTTTAGAGTCCATTCTCGGAAAGTTGACGACGCGTGATGCCATGTTTCGTCTGCGCGTAACAACACTTCTCTTTGACCGAGGCATTCGCCAGAACTGCTATGCGTCCATCCTTGCCGACGCCTACCGCGACATTTCCAAGCACAATCCGGACGCCCTCCAGGATCTCGCGACGCAGATCGGGATGTTTGACACGCTCTACGACATGAGCAAGGTCGTCCTTGTCCCGTCCTCGTCCGATCCGACGTTCAACGATGCCATCATTGCCTGGACAAAGCAAAAGGAAACCAAGCGAGGGTTTGCCGTCTACACATCCGAACTCTTCACGCGCGGTCTTCTTGCTGAGGGCATTATGCAGTCTATGGTGTCGCAGGTCGGCGATGACCTGAAGGAGAGTGCACGACTTTCCAAGACGCCGCAAGGAGAGGAACACGTCGACCATTTGGTACGATTCCTCTTTGCGATTGCGCCCAAGGTTGCATTTGTCCGACCGCTGGTTGCCGATGTTATCAAGATCCCGAGGGGAGAGACGCCGTGTCTCTGCATGAAGTCCCGCTTCAAGCTCGAGGATTGTCTCAAGGTATAACTAATGGACATTCCGCCTGATCACGAAATTGTGATCGCCTGTCACTGCAGACCCTGTCGACGTCCCAAGGGGTACGTTCCAAAATATGACAATGAGGGAGACAGTCTGCTCGATATTGTACAGGATACAGTCGGGCAAGATGCGATTCGTACACTTAGTGATGACACACACTTCGTTGACGTGAGTTGTCCCGACGCCTCCATGCAACGAAACAAATGGTCGGATGTTCCGGATGGCACAATTCGAATCGTATATGGAATGGCATGTCCCGTGTATCCAGCACTCGATGGAGGACTCCAGGTGAATCCGAGTATGTCAATTGAAACGTTGAAGGATATTCTCGACAACTCCTACCCGAAACTGAAACCAGGAGGCATAGTGATATTCCCTGCATTCTATTCGGTATTGAACACTCTCGATAAGTACAACCCAGATCCGCGGTGGAGGGCGAACCTTTCAGAGCATTTTTTATTCCGGGTGATGAGATCGAACAGTCGTCCCAAACCTAATAGCGGGTTCGTTATTTTTACAAAGGTAGCGCCCGCAGGTGGACGGCAACGCAGCAGGAAGACTCGTAGAAGAGTTAAACGCGCCGCGAAGTAAGTCTGCGCTTGCGTCTACGAGTTCTCTTCATTTTTTTAGTTTTGCGTCCTCCCAATTTTGGTGGATTCACTCCTGCAGTCTCTTCGTACCCACGATTCGGAAGACCGTATGCAACTATCGGGACCCCGCTCTCTGCAAGTATTTGATTAAAAACTTGTTCAAGATCAATTTCGGGGGCAGCAGATGGCGGCGCACCTGCAGCATACTCTGGGGACGGATATGTCGAAGGTGCAACTGCAGGAGGTGCATACTTGTGTTTGAATTGCGATCCCCTTGCAAATCCACGAACAATTGGATCTCTTGATAGTGTTTCAAGAACACCGTTTCGAAGCGTCTCAGACATCAGATTCTTTCTAATGACTTCGTTTAGGTTTTTTTCGAACTTCGGACGTTTTTCCGCCCGACCCCGATAATCTGCAGGTATATTGTCAAGTACACCAGATATCAGGGTGTCAAGCATAGGGGACTTGTTCCAACTCTCATGGTGGTCGCGTCTCGGAGTCATTCCGACGCTGAGTGCCTTCGCCGAGTATGTATTGTTTGGATCGAGAATCAAGTCCCTTAACTCAGGGTCAAGGTCCGGATCTGCGCGGATTTGTTGTTTCAACTGACGCAGCATGCTGTCTGCAACTCGCTCATACAGATAATTCTGCATTGACTCCCCTTCTTTTGGACCCGGTTTCGAGGTTGGTCCTGCACCTGCTGCCGCTGCCATTCTTCTTATTATAGGACTCAGACAATCGCGCAGGAACTTGGAGCGGGTTCAGGCACGGGTTTGGGGGGTGGGTTCACACCTGTCGGCAAGGGTTGGTTCCGTAACGCGCGTCTCGTGGAATCGGCAGAGTCGAGCGAATAGACACCGCGCGCAACTGCAGCGTCTGACGAGTCGGGTCCCTCCCAGGTCACGGATGTCGCGTCATACTTTGCCTGTGTCAGGGGATCGCGGGGTTTGAATTCCTTGAAACCGGTTTCTTGCGTTGTCGTACCCGGAATCCACGCTTGAATGGGTTGACAACTGTCAATACTCGCGACATACGCGCGATACTGCGGCAATGTCGAGAATGTCTTTGACTGTCCATCTACGGTGCGTCCAACCCACGATCCATCTTCTGCTTGATTGAGCGACGCGATGCATGCCATTTTCTAGTTACGTAGATAAAGATGCCTCTCCAGAAAGCGGCGGTTATCACGCTGTATTGGATGGATGGATGCGGGGCATGCAAACGTAATATGAAGGCATGGAATCAGTTCAAGAAACAGTACAAGGGAAAGACGCGTGAAATTGAATCGAAACATGTAAAGGACTCTGATCATATCGCCGGATTCCCGACCATGCGTGTGTCAGGCGGTACAAGCATTACGGGTGCCCGCAACTCTGGAAAGGAAATTGCCGATGCATTAGGTCTCAAATTAAATGGCGGACACCGAACTCGTCGGCAGCGTGCCCGTAGGTTGACTCGTCGCGTATAACTGCGAATCACTTAATTGCAACTCCTTCTCACGTTGCTGCGTTCCCTTTGCCACGGCATACGACTCATTTCCCAATTTATCGGACTTGGCATTCTTTCCGAGAAACTTAAGAAGTCCCGCATGATCGTCTTCGACGACACTAAAGAAATTGCGCTGCGCCTGCACCATATCAAACACATCGGTCGTGTCCATGTAGATATTCGATGTCTTTGAAAACGCCTTGTTCACCTTGTCACGAACAGACCTGTCAGTAACGTCTGCCGCAGGCGGGCGGTTCGGATTGTCCATAATGTCAGGCAATGTCGCATTCATAAACGGATTGTCGGGTGTTGGCAGACTTGTCTCACCTGTCTTGTTCGAACTCACAAAGGGCGATCCGCGAAATGCCTCCGTGACTGCCATTTCCTTTGCCTTCGGGAACCAAATATGAAGGGCAAGTGTGACCAGAAGAATTGTGGGTACGTATAAAAAGTACCGCGCATCCATCGAGCAAAGAAACAAGAGAACGGATAAATACATGACAAACCGCACAACTGCATTCAAAGACTGGTCGACGCTCATACTTGCCGTCGGTACGAATTGGTACCACTTCGGTCCAATTAAACTAGACGGATCCGTGTACCAGAATGCTTCAGTCATCTCTTACTCTCACTTGCGACCTTTTTCGCGCTGTTTCCGTTGCAAACGGGCCAGCATTCGAGCACGACGCGCCTCTGGTGAGTTCGAAACGAGGTCGCGACCCGAGGTTCCTGTCGTATTTCCTCCTGCGCCGACAACCATTTCGTTCAAGTACTTTCCAAACGAAGACTGAAACTTTGCCCGAAGCATCTCAATCTCACGAACCAGTTCTGCCTGGTTGATGCGCCCAGATTTCACGCGCTCTTCTAACAAGACTTGGGCACGCTTAATAATTGTCTGCACCAACTCCGACTGCTCGGGGTTCTGGATCGATCGCAACAAGTCATCGGGGTCATCAAAATTGATTCCAAGATCGTCCAACTGTATACTCGTGACCAAGTCGCCTACAATTGTTGCGAGACGTGTATTCATGATAAGTTCAAAGAGTTCATTGATCGACGACTCAGTCTCGTCCTTGCCAAGAATGTCCATAATCTCATTCTTTGCCGCTCCGCCCGGAAGCATACGCTGAAGCGCTTCCATAATCTTGCTGATCTTGTCCTTGGGATCTCCCTGCATGAACGAATAGACGAGCACCAAATGCAACTTCTGCCACGCCTCGTCACTAGACGTCCATACATCTTGAATATTGACACCCGGCAGAATCTGCACTGCGTCGGGACCCTTAAAAAGACCATTGTCCTTTTGCACGACCTTTAGGGCATGCGGAAGAAGAACGTTCTGAATGTGAGTATAGAGTTCATCCGATGGACGGGGGAACTTTAGACTCGAATGATCTGCTTTCAAATAATTGATAAATGTTGCGAGTTTCTCCATTGTACTTATGAAACACTTCTATTTCCTGCACGTGACGCATATACATCAATCTGCTGCTGCGTCAAGCATACACATCCCCGATCAGATGAAAAGGGACTCGGGCAACAATCTGGTCCAACCCGATTTTTATCAAACATTGTCAACTTGGGATCCGGAGTCATGTCATACGGCGCTAAGGGAACCGGTTTTGCCTTATTGGCAAGGTGTGAGCTCGAGTTCACTCCCTGGATTGCCGATCCAGATCCTGCCTGCATGTCGACCGGCGCACCCGTATCCAACTGCATGAACGTTTCCTTGGTCGACACTTCATCTCCAACCTTGGGTGGTGTTGCGGACATGTACCGCAAAAAGAGTCCGGCAAGGAGCGCTGCAAAGAAAAATCCAAACACGACTGAAGTCCGCTTCATTGTTAAGACGTCTGAGAAAAAAACGAAACACGGTTTTTCATTCTATTTCGACTCATCTAAAATGGACTACAGTCTTCTATCTCTTCCCGAACTCAAGGTGATTGCCAAGACCCGTCGTATCAAGCACTACTATATCCTAAAGAAGCAGGTCCTCATTGACCTCATTCGACTTGCCGAACTTCCCCAGGCGTACATCTTGGAGAAGAGAACCGTGAAGAGTCTTCGAGAGCAGGCAAAGGCACAAGGAATTGTACGGTACTCAAAGATGTCCAGGCATACGCTGATTACAAGACTATTTCCTCAGAACGTCGGCGATACTACTTCGGACGAGAATGAGAAGAATCAGGGCAAGGCAAACGAACATGACAATCCAGAGAAGGACGACGCCGATCACGTACGGGTAGACAATGTGAAAGATGCGGTGTAGAATAGGTGTTAGAATATGGATTTCGATCCCCTTCTGCACAAGAGGCGATTGAATCTCGTCGAGTATATCTTGAAACAACTTCTTCATGGTGAAATTTGTCTGTTGATCATAATAAAGAAACGATGAAAGTCTCGCAGCAAAAGATGATTCGCCTCGGTATGGTTTTAGTCGGAGTTGTTATTGTGTACGGTTTTTTCTCTTCGTACTCGGGTATGAAGGGGGCAGTCGTAGACCGTGCCGAGGAGTTGGGTGGTTCCGGGCAGGCGGCGCCGAGTTCGGATACTGGACCCTACCAACCGTCCGAAGATACAAAGAGTCTTGGGGGCAACGCTGTCGCGGTCTCCAACATGCAGGGTCGCACACCCTCGTCCACTCAAACGTACACGGCATCGACACTGTCGGCAGATGAGATGCTTCCCAAGGGCGGCATGGGCGCGAGTTTCGGCGCAGTGAACCCTTCGAGTGCCAGCGACCTTGAGGGACAAAACTTTTTGCAGGCGGGGTACCAGTCGGTGACAAACGTCATTGGCATTGCCCAGACAAACCGGAATGCCAGTTATGACATCCGCTCGGAGACGCCGAACCCGCAAATCAAGGTGGGTCCGTTCCTGAACACGACAATTGATCCGGATCCTTTCAAGTCTACCCGTGCCTTGGAAGGACTGGCGAGTTAATCTCGTGACAAACAACAATGTTCCCTGCAACAATTGTATTGACTGCACTCACTGCATATTCTTATCTATCTTCGCCAACAAATACGATTTTAGTAAAAGGATCCGACGGAAACAGTTATCAAATGCAGAATCTTCCCGACAAGGATGCCGCCGTCGAAAGTATGGTTGCAATTCGAAAGCGCATTGAAGCATTGAAGGAATACTATAGCACGACACCTGCTCTTGCCGCTGATCCACCGGTTGCGCGTTTTTTGTCTCGGTACCAACCTGAAAGTTTCGTTGAGAACGATATCAAGTCAAGCGACACATCGTACTCGGAGAACAAGGGACAGCGCATTGTCATTTGTTTACGAGACAAGACCCGTGCTCCGTATCCTCTAATCGATATCAATACCGTCATGTTCGTGATGCTTCACGAAATGTCCCACCTCATGACAGAGACCATCGGACACACTCCAGAATTCTGGGCAAACTTTAAGCGTGTCTTGGAAGACAGTATCAAAATCGGAATCTATACCCAGACGAACTATGCGCAAAGTCCAGTCAATTATTGCGGTATGAAAATTACGGATTCGCCGCTCTAGAAAAACCTAACCCAAACACAATGTTGACGATACCCGTTGCCGGACGACCCAGCGTGTCGTTCTATAAGGACGATACAATCGAAAACGTGCGACAGCATATTTCGATTGCGATGGACTCGCATCCAGACCGCCTTTTTATCGAAGTCAAACTTGAACTTCCAGCAGACTATTACGAAAACACCCGCAACTGGGAAGCGCTTTTCTTGCGCATGTCGTTGGATGGAAAAACACTCGATCCAGTTTTAGGGAAGACCTATGGACTTCACATTCGGGAAATACCGCTCGAAGACTTTGGATCGATTACACGTGAAGAGTGGATGTCTCGTCCAACCCGACTTGCGCCTGTTTTCAAATCAGAAACGGATATTCTAGAATGGTGTATCCTTGGCGTACCGCGATCCAGATCTATGGTATTGCCGATCCCACCAGTTGACATTGACGTATCGCCTACTCAGATTCCGGTCTTGTTGCTGCAGAGTCTGTTTGAAACGATTCACAAGGAACCTGTCGTTGAATTCAGGGCAACGGAACGGTCTCCAGATGCGACGCAAGGTGTGACGCGTGTGTACTTTCCCTTCTTCAACAAGACAACGCCGGATCGACTGGGTCCATCGATTCTTCGGTCCTTGAAGGATACACATGAGCAATTGGGCAAGGTTCTCGCATTAAATGCCCCTGAAGGACGGGTCTCTATTTTGCGGGCAAAGTGGTATGTCCCCTTTACCGATACATCCTTTACGAGTCCACGAAACCGGTTTGAGCAGATGTTCTACGGTCTTACCGTATCTGAAAAGACTCCGTACATTGGGTATTTTACATCGAAACAGGAGTTGATGCGACACAAATGGTATGTTGAAAACCCCAAGAACAAGAAACCTGCCAATCTCGCAAATTGGCGATCCTGGACAACCTCCACACTTCCCAACCGCAAGTTGCCGACCTTATTGCTCTATCGCGGAACAGACCGTACATCCTTTGACCGAATTGCCATTACTCCAAAAGACATTACCTTCACGGTGTATCGATCGAAATCAAATTCGAAAAGTCTCGAAGACTTGAAAACAGATATTGCGCTCTGGTTTTCTACACTCGACTCCATCATGCCCTTTATACACACATCGGATCTCAAATCACCTGAATGGGAACTTCAAGATATCTCGCTTCTCGCCCGCTACACTACAGATATATCCGATCTTGATATGCGCAGATTTCCTTGTTTGACATCGATATTCCGAGCAAAGGATAGTGTGTTCCAGTTGCTGCGCGCAGAGCATACAAGTGACATCTTAACTCCATTTGAATTGCGCGCCCTCCGGATCGTAAGTGGTCCTCCACTCGGTACGTATCAGGATTTGATGGAAGAGATGCAGATTAGTGAAGACGAAGCGAAGGGTCTTATACAAAAGTTCGTGGGTCTTGGAGATGAAATTGATATTGAACGCGTAATGAGAAACTATCCTACGTTTAAGTTTTATACAAATGATATTCTGATCACATCTGTTACGAATGAAGCGACTGCGACCCGGTATGCAGATATCCTCCGATATGTCTTGACAACACATGAAGCGATCGATGATGTATGTCCTCGTCGAGTAGAAGCAGTGCCTGCAACTGCAGCAGTCGTTAAGAGTGTGGTCGAAGAGGCGCCTGAAGATGATGAGTTTGGGGATGCGTTTGCAGATGTGGATTTGGGGGATGTGGAACCGGAGGGATCGAATGCAGCGTTTGCCGGCAGTCCTGCTGGAGAACCAAAGAAGAAGAAGGTGGAATCCAAGGCAAGGACGACATACAATTATTTCAACAAGAGATTGCAAGACTTTGATCCAGAAACATTCGATACGACAATCTATCCTTCAAGTTGCGACAAGACAAAACAGGTGGTTGTCTTGACACCTGAAGACGAGAAACGTATTCCACCTGAATTCAATCCGCGAACACAAGATGCGATTCTTCCGCTTGAAAACCCGTCAGGTATTGCATTTTGCCCGGAGTATTGGTGTATGCGCGACCTCATTCCGCTTCGGAAAGATCAGTTGAAATTGGCGGATGGACACTTGAGTTGCCCGGTGTGTGGCGGAAAGGTTCGCTCTGAAAAGAATGAAGATGTGAATGAATTCAGTGTGATCCAGCGGAAAGACGCAAAGTTTCCTGCATACATGACAACTGTGAAATCAGGTCGAAATGGTCGACGGATGCCATGTTGCTACACAAAAGCGCGCGATCAGGAGCAAAAGGTTGAAGGTGAACTTGTCCCAAAAGGCGACGAAGCATATGTCTTAAGTTCACCTGGACTTCCGAAGTTTCGAATTGGATATGTAGCGGTTGATATTGCCGGGGCATTGAAACTTGACCTGAAATATACAGAGTCGATCAAGAGAGCAGATCGGTTAGAAACAGGCAAGGGAGATTTTTTTAGGGTTGGACTTGGACGACCCACAGAAACACTTCCAAAACTTCTCGGGGAAACCAAACCAATTCCGCAACCTAAAGATGCACCTGAGCAGGTTGCGTTGTGTTCGTTTTATCGAACATGGAAAGATCTTGGAGAGGGGTCAACGGAATCGGAACGCATCTTACGTGGAATTCAAAATGCATATGCAACAAATCGGATGTCGGTGTTTGACGAGATGGAATATGCAACATCGATTTTAAAATGTAGAGTCATTCAACTTCACACAACCGCGCAGTCTGTATCGTGTGGATTTTGGTCGGATACACTCAGTGCAGATTCGAGAACAATTGTGATGATCGATACAGATGTATTAGGGTATGTGGAACGACGTCGCAAGACTGCGGACAATTCGCTGTTCGTGTACACAATTGATGTGCAAAAGGCGCCATTTACACCGTCAACCCGGAAAGCGCTCTTTTCTCTTCATGAGAACTCGTGCTTGACAACAAACCCGTCAATCGACACGGCAATTACCGAGTTGCGTGCGCAGGGACATACGTCGTACGAATTGGTTTTAGATCCATTCAAGCGGATCCAGGCAGTTCTTGTACCGAATGTGATCGTTCTTCCGGTCCAACCGATTAAAAAGAACTTGGAACTCTTACCTGCAGATATTCGACTGACGCGGACCCGAGATGGATATCATGCGATATCCGACGCGGAACTGCCGACACGTGAGACGGCAATGGAATTTCTCAAACATGCACGGGACCCCGGGTATGCGATTGTCGGGGATGCACATACGACAGATGGAGTGCCTGTAGAGTTCATACTCAAATGTCAATTTCGTTCTCCATTTCGTCCAGGCAATGCAGTGTCAACCACGGACCCGGCAACAAATGTCATTTCGACTGTTCGTCTTCCAAATCAAGAATCGACTCTTGTGGATGGAGTTCCGAATGAAGAGGACACGACTCTTGCAAGTGAGATCTCCTATCACTCTGAAGTCTTTGACTTTTTACTCTTTTCGCTTTCAAAAGATATTTTGCGCGACGAGTACGCGACACTGCGCGACGCCATTGAAACGGGTGAACGACTTGTCCCCGAACTCGGAAAATGGTTTGATGCTGAGACACATTGGGCGCCGTCCGGATCTCCACAAGCATTTGTGAGCAAGGTCAGGGCACCCTGTGGACAATTTATGGACAAGGATGCGTGCAATTCATCAACTCTTTGCGGGTGGCAAGGTGGATCCTGCAAAGTGACGGTCAAGTCTACACCGAATGTGGACAAGAAACTCATGGTTCGTCAGATTGCCAAGACCTTGCGCGAAAATCCGAAGCAGAGGGCGCTCGTGTTAGACGATCGTTTATCTCCGTTTTTCAGTACCGTCTTGTACCTCGAGATGCCGCACGAGTTGATAACGACCGTCGTCCCCGAGTCCGCCTAACCTTGCGTCTACGCTTCCCACCTTCGAGTGGAGTCGGATCACCGGGTCATTTAGGTTCATAAATAAATGCCAAATGGGGAAACTGTTCATCAATGTACGGCATGTCCATTGTAAAGGGTGGACCAAGAACTGAAGGTTGATTCACTCTCAGTAACTTGATCGTATACTCATGTGGATCCTTGTATTTTGCAGGAAGTTCGATGTATCGAAGTCCTCCTGGGGCACCTTCAAAATTCATAATTAATTGACGCCACACATCCTGTAGTGTCGGATTCGCAATGCCTGCAATATTTGCCACTCCCCACCCCGTTAACGCCTTGGGTAGACCCTTTATCTCAAGAAGCGCATGGACTTTTACAGGCGCTGCCGTTATCGTGTACGCGACACGTTTTTCTTCCGTCGGGTCCGTCCAGATCCAGTCTTGAGACGCTCGATCTGCTTGAGTTTCTTAACAATTCCCGTATAGATTAACACATCGCGGTGTCCACGAATGGTCGCACCTTTCTTGCGGGTCAAGCGCGCCTCTAACGCAGCAACCTCCTTCTCGAGTTTCTGGATCTTCTCGTGCGACCCACCTTTCTTTGCCGGCGATATGCCCAACGCAACCTGCGACCCTACTACACGAGACTGTGCAGGGGACTCGACCACCGCAGACTTGTTCTCGCCGAACTTCGCGGGTTCATTTGCGGCAAGTGCGTTGAGCGCATTCTCCTTCTGACTATTGCCTTGCGGTTTTTGCGCAGAGTCTGGTATCTTGCCTTGCGGTTTTTGCGCAGAGTCTGGTATATTGCCTGCCATTGTTCTTTCCAAAACAAACAAGTTTGGGAGTCCCCAAGATTGTTTGGTTTGTTTCGTGATGGGATCGAACCATCGACCTCTTGCGTGTAAAGCAAGCGTTCTACCGACTGAACTAAGGAAACATGTCATGTAAACACACCATATGCAATTAGTGCAGCGGTGACCAGCATGATGTATGCATGAGCATCTTTACTGGTTTGGGGGAGGGAGGCAACCAAGATGTACAGATGCGTCACGACAATTAGAAAAAGTCCAATGAGGATGGGCAATGTTTTCATTGTATACTATCGAGATTTTACGCCGTCGGGGCGGTCTTGATGAAGTGAACCTTCAGGAACGTCTGCAGGTTCAGGTACGTCACCTCATCCTTGTCCGCAACGCGCAGGAGCTTCGCGAGGGCAGCGTTCGGCAGGATGCGGCGCTTGAATGTCGGGTCAAAGCACGAGTGCGTCTTGACATAGGCAGAGATGAACTTGGTCACCTCCGTCTGCGAGCGCTTGGAACCCGACGGGAGACCCATGAAGACGCACAACTCATCCGTCAGGGGGCGCTGCACCAGGAACGCGTTGTTCGCACGGCGCGCCTCCCACGTCTTGCGCTCCTCAGGCGTCATGTCCGCCGGGTTCTTCTTCTTCTTCTTCTTGGAATCGCGCGCCTCACGCTTGGTCGCCTTGATCGCATCGTGCACATTCTTCACGGCATCGCGCACCTTGGTGGTGAACTCCGTGCCCAGCGCCTTGAGCTTCTCGCCCAGGGAGGCAAGGAGCGCCTCGCTGCCCTCGAGCGACTCGACAACCACAACCGGCGCCTCCACCGTCGGGACGACAGTCTCAACCTTGGAGGCAACCTTGGGCGCCTTCGCCTTGGTCTCCTTCTTCACGGCGGGAGCAGACACAGGCACCGCCGGAGGAGCAGCGACGACGACCTTGGGTGCAGCGGCAGACTTCGCGGGGGCGGGGGAATCGGACTTCTTGGCAGGCATCTTGTTTGCATTACGGACAGTCTTGTTGTTCTCCATTTCTAACGCGGATTGGTATACTCTTACCCTACGGCGGTCATGTAAATGACATGTCAACATCTGTAAAGTGCGGACATAATAAGAAATACAACGTCGTACAATTTGGTCTCCAACAGCATGAGTTGGATCAAGGTCGTACTCACAAGTGCATAATTATATGCGGGGAGACCGCTTTTTGCGACCCCCTGGGCGCAGATTTGCTCAATACGTACCGGCACCCGGTTAAGCGACAACAAATCAGCACGCAACAATCTAAAAAAGGCACTTAAATTATTATGACCCAATCTTGCAAGTGATTCAGGGCGAACATCTTCAAACCCATACGAGCGGAGCAACTGAGAGATCGCGCACCATCTGCGCATAATACGAGGCACCCATTCCTTGCATTCAGACGGATTCGCTAAATTCCGTCGTCTACGCATGAAATACAATTTATGCATCCGCACAAGGTCATCGTGAGCAAACGGTACACGTGTATAGGGATTCGTAGGAGACACAGATCGAGTTGACCAATCGTAGACCGTTGCGAAATCAAACCACCACGTCTTATCATTTTCAAGGATCCCAAAATAATCAAACGGATCTTGTTTGTCCTTTTCGATACAGGTCACCAAGTCTTCGTCATTTGCAGAGTGTATTCGTTTTAGTACACCCGGTCCACATAATTTAAAAAATTGACGAAGTCTCCACCCTCGCCACAATGCCTGGAATCGATAGACCGTGCTGTCTCTATGCAAGTCTGTCCATAAGATGGCATGCTTCATCTTGATGTGTCGTCCGCAGAGAATTGATCCCGAAATACACATTGCTGTACATTGTTCCTTTGAACTCTTCTTTTTAACAGATGCACATAGCGGCATTATCGTTACCCATCAAGGACATTTAAATCTATCGCCACCTGCCCACACACCCGATCTTCGGATCCGTGAGATACTTTAGACTGATCTCGCGAACCAGATCTCGCGGAAACCACATGTCATTTGGCGTAGATCCAGTCAACCCCCGCTCATACTGACGCCTCGTCCTAAGTGTACAGCGGGTCGCGAGTTCCTTCTTTTCACGGTCTGTAAACCGACATGCCTTGTAGTACGTGTACGACTGCGAAAGGGGGTCGTCCCAGACACGCCACCAAAGTCCGTATGGACTCTCTGCAGGGGATCCGGTATACGCGACCAGGTCTCCCTCGAAATAGACTACGTTGTGGAACTTGACCATGTTGTATCCGACGTCATTGATATAATATTCTGTGAATGTCCCTCGGAAAACAGATGGAGGGCGTGTGTAGCGACTCCACGAGTCGACTGACACTGCGTAGTACTTTTCGCCCGGAATGAGGTTGCGGATGTTGACTTCCGGGAAACTAGAGAGTTGAGGCGTGATCATTCTTGCAGTGGGAGTCTTGGGATTCGATTTTGGTAGTTTCGTTTTTAAAACCAATTCTGTATCCTAAAAACGAAATCACCAGTTTCTTCGGTACGTCTTCTCATACATCAAAATGGCAACCTCCGCAATCATCCCTTCCGAGAGTCTCGATATCTCCCGCGTCGTCATTGGTGACATCCGCCCGAATCGCGCGGGTGGCAAGACCGTTCCGGTTCGCTACAATGGACAGAATCTTGTGGTTCGTACTCCGCGCATCTTCTATCCCGCCGGAGTTGTGACCCGGGTCGATGAGCAGAACAAGAGCAACTACAATCTGCTTGCCAGTCTCAAGGGGTGTGATCCGTATGCCAAGGAGGTTTCGACCGACGGTTCGGACATTGGCACATTCTACAACTTTCTTCTGGCATTCCAGGAGAAGATCCTTGCCTCTGCAGTCACAAACAGTTCCAAGTGGTTTGGCAAGGCGCGTACTGAGGCAGTTCTTCGCGACACAATGAAGCTCATGCTCACTCCGAGCGTGGACAAGGTGGACGGCGAGTGGGTTCCGAATGGCAAGTATCCGCCGAGTCTTCGCATGAAGATTTCGGTTTGGGATGGTGAGGTCAGCATGAGCGTTGTTGACAAGGACAATAACGAGATTGCGGTTACGCCTGAGAATCTCGATCAGGTGTTTCCGAAGCGCATGGAGGGTCGCATGGTGGTTGCGCCCTCCATCTACGTGACGGGTCTCGGTTTCGGTGTCACCTGGCGCGTGACTATGGCAAAGGTGTTCCCGCCCGAGTCGCGGTCTGCGTCGGATGTCTTCAGGGATATCCCGGAGAAGGAGAATGCGGCGCCTCCCGAGGATGCTCCAGTTGTCGATCTTCCGACTGTGGACGCCGCAGAGGTTACAGAGGAGCGTGCGTCAACTCCACCGAACCGAGCGAATACAGGTGGCGCTACTGCACCGGTTCCTGCACCGAAGAAGCGGAAGTCACAGGTTGCTCCTGCCTGAGATAGTCGTAGACACGTGAGTCCTTAGGGGGACTCTGCAAATTCATAAAATCATCCACAAAGACAACTTTTTCAATGTCCGGGTAGTCAAGCAGTTGCGGCGTACCGTGTCCCGGTGTCAGCGTCTTGGTCTTGCAGGTTTCGCATACATACATCGTTGGACGATTCACAATCATAGAGGGGGATACGACACGAGTCTCGCTCCGAAGACATGTATTTAAAAAAGAGGTTGGGTTTGTCCACCCATTCACTAGAAATCTCTCATAGGTATGTTCGGGCAATACGGACCATATTGTACTGCCCGACGTCCAGTCCTCTTCTTGAAAAAGAGTAGCAAATGGACTTTCGTGAAACCAAAGAAGAGACACATCTGCATTGTTCTCCTTGCGATGCTCCGCACATCCGACTCGCTCTAACTCCGCATTGTATAACCAAAAAACGTTTGCATGTGTATATCTCGGATCACGTGCACCTCGGTAGACATCATGTCCGCCCATAGTCCACAGATCAGAAATAACGTCAATGTCGGTGTCCACAACGTCGGGTGATACGTCATAGACAATAGAAGGGTTTATGATTGAAAACATTACTCCTTCCGAATGAAAGATTGGTGTGTTCTGTACGCATCAGTCGGTGTCGTATCCATCCACATCCAGAATGAGCTTCCCCTCCAAATGCTTCCAATGTACGCTTTCGTGCGCACGTCCACCCGTTGAACCACGCCCACCCCTCCAGCGAAGAACGCGGAGAGGTTGCGTGATAGGTTGAGGATCAAACAATGCCCGCAATCCCCAGAATGCAGTCTGTTCCGCACTCGGCACATCGAAGTTTGTTGGACCACGCACAGGACCTTCTACAGGGGTCGAGTCCCGCAGGAAACTGATTGCGTCAACGACATCTCCATCAAAATCCCGAAGTGCATTGCACGCCTGTCCACGTGTCACATTGCACTGATCCATGATAAAGGTAATGTCGTCCTCAGGTACACAAATATCCCCCAGATTCACCATGGACATGAGTCGCGTGACATACCGGAAGGTCGTGTCGGGAATATCGGGAATGTCGGGTTCCTCCTCCTTCTCTTCAATGCCCTCAACCTCCTTCCGACACAGCGGGCACGACGCGTTCTTTGACGACCACTTTACGAAACACTGAACGTGGAAGGTATGCTTGCAAGAGAGCGTGCAGTGACCGCTCGATGCGTCGATTGTCAGGTAACAAATTGAACAGGGGTCCTCCATCTTAGAATCTTTTATTCTTTACTACACTCTTTTCGTTTTATTCGAACGACACCACAACGCGGACATCGTGCCGCTTGAGTGACTTTGTTGCTGACTTGGACAGTTCATGGCGCTTACGACGTCCATCCTCTCCATCGACATGCGCATTCTGCGAGCACGTCTCCATATCGGTGTGGATATCGTCATAATTTGACTCAAGGTACTCGAGAACCTCATCCTGCAGGATCCACTCAAAGAAATTCAACTGCCCAACTGTCGTGTCTAACCCCCGAAACTGAATTCTGCGACACCGACAGAATGGATCGAACATCTTTTTGTTGTACGCCTTGAGATGTGCCTTGTAGACAAGATACACAATCACGTGACGACCCGACGTGGTCATGTACGAAATATTATGCTTCTTGGCATAATTGGTCACAAACCAGTCTAGAAGGCGCAAGGAAATGCGGGACTTTCCGGTCAAGATTGAACTCACACGATCAAACGTACCGACTCGCGAATAAAACGTTTCCAGACGATACAAGACCAATTGCTCCTTACTCAAGATGGTCTCCATGTTCAAATCTGTATTTTATGCCTGAAAATGAGTTTTCGCTGTTCAAACGCATACGAGGTATGGATCGTTTTCTTAGATTATGGATACGCGTATACCGGGCAAAGAAGGTACTTCGTTTGTATGGACAGAATGACCAGCGAACGGATGCCTGGCACGCAAAGCGAAGCGAAATGATCACTGCGTCTGAAGTGTCTGGGGCGTGGGGGACACCAACTGCTCGACGAACCCTAATTCTGCGGAAACTTGTTCCTAGAGAGAGTGGTTTGGGGTCTGCGCCGGCATTGATTTGGGGCACGCGCATGGAACCAGTTGCCAAGGAGATTTATGAAGTAGAGACGGGATGTAAAATCACCGATGTTTCATGCGTTCAGCATCCAGTGTACCCGTTTCTCGGCGCTTCACCGGACGGAATCTTAACAAGCACGACAGATCCGTTCCGCAGGTGCCGTCTTGTCGAATTTAAATGCCCGTTTTCTCGACCGGCAAAGAATGGGATTCCCGAGGCATACGTACACCAGATGCAAATGCAGATGGAGTGTACGGGCATTGACGGGTGTGAATATGTCGAATTTCGATTCAAACAGGTCTGGTTTGCCGAATGGATGCGGTACACGGGAAAGAAAGGCACCTTTGCTGTTCGAGGGGACACGGTGTTTTATAAAGAGTTAGACGCGGACCTGCAGACATGGCGCACAGGTCTTGCCGGAGACATTGATGACTACCAACTTGTCTATTGGATCCTCGACTCCCAGAAACGCGACTTTGTGGCATACGATCCGAATTGGTTGCTATCTCATCTTCCTGATCTCAAGTCATGTTGGGATGAAGTTCTTGCGCATCGCGCTGCAGGGACGTTGCCCGACTCTCCCAAGAGCACGGTCGTTACACTGGAACTGTAGTCGACCCTGGAAAATATAACCCCGTCGTCACATTCCCCTCATTTTTTGCAAACCATGTATCGGGTAACGTGATTTTCCGCGTCGGGTTCAGGTATGCGCCCCACCACGAGAAGGTCGAGTTCGCACAGATCCCACCTGCACATTGCGACATGAGAAACAGCGAATCCAATTCAGACTCGTTCGAAATAATCGAGTACGATATATTTTTTAACCACGGTTGGGATTGCGCATACTCCAGATCATTCGTAAAGATCATGAACTTGGTGTTTTCCGGAAAGAGGGCAATTGCACGAGGGTAGTATTGCGTCAGATCAACATCATGTAGCACATTCCCTACATAGTCACCGCCTCTCACGTGGATAAAGACCGTGGATTCAATGTCCGGGTACCTTGCAAGACACGCCCGATCGAAGTGGAGTCGTTTCACAAAATCGGAGTCTATATACTGCCAATCTTGGAAGTACCCGGTGAGTTTTACATGGTCTTTCCAGGCAAGGTTTTCCCAGTTTTTTTGATAGGACAAATTGTCTTCACCGACCCACAATGGTTCGCAAAATGCATGGCGGTATAAATATTTCCAATCACGAAAGATCGTGGACATGTAAGAGACCGACGAATGCGTGGACTTGTTCTGCAGATCATCGAACCAGAGGACCCGGTTGTGTTTCGTGACAATGTGATTGGCAGCGGCAAGTTGGAATAACTGGTTTCCGAGACCGCCATGAAGGTCTATGCACAAGGACGGCGGAATCTTCGAGAGCGTTGCAATTGTTAGGTCTCGGACTTCCAATGCGATATCGGAATAGTCAGGTCGCTGTGATATGGGTGGCGGGACGGGCATATACCACCGATCAGGTTTCATCACGCGCATCCAATACCCGTCGATTGCATATTCGTAGTTGTAAACCGAACCTGGGTTCGTTTCAAGTAGGTGTGTCAATCCCTCCTTGAAATTGGCAAGGAGTGTCGGGATGTATGGACCGTTCACGAGGTATGAGGAGGTTGTATATCCGTGTTTAAGTCGGAGGGATGTAGTCTCATACTCTGCAGACGTACACCCAAACGAAATCACGTCGTACTTGTTTGCATCCACCAATGTTTCAATCATTGTGAGCGCATTCGAATACGTGGGCGCATCTGTCGTCCAACGGGCATCGTCTTCTAAAACAAGAATGTTCTTGCATCCGGAGCGTAGTGCGTCTTCAAGAACGGCAATATGCGACATGGAACATCCGATATTGCCTCGCACGTGCTTGACTGCCTCGAAACGCGCGACCTTGTCTGCCGGAAATGTGGACAGGACCTCTTTTTCCATAAGGTCACGACGGTCCGTCCGATGTGCCAAGTTGATATACACAATCTTATCGATAAACCCCCACATTGTGTATCTTGCGAATAAATATGATTTCATATTCTACCACATCTCATGTAATGCACTGCTTCTATATCAATTTGGACTCGAGACCAGATCGACGCACACTCATTGAATCCGAATGTACACGTCTTGCTCTTGATGCTGAACGGTTTCCGGCAATTGTGCGGAATCCAGGCGGTCT